AGCGGATAGAAGAACTGGAACGACGGAAGGGGGGAGCATGACTTACAAAATCTACACAGAATCCACTGGTGTCGGAGGCGGTGACGGAGCAGACATGAGGCAAGTATCAGAAATTGAAGTGATGATTGCGTACTTGCAACTCAAGATACGCCAGCGTGACTGGCACGGCGTGGCTGATGCTGCGATGGATATCCGAGAGATGGAAGCTAAGGAGAAGAAAGATGCCTGACATCACCATGTGTCCCGGCGCTGGGTGCGACAAGAAGGACTCTTGCTACAGACACACCGCTACACCGAGACGCCCGTATCAAGTGTGGGCGCAGTTTGATCCGGAGGATTGCAAGCACTACTGGCCGATTGATGGACGGCGCGATGCCGATGGCAAGTGGCAACAAGATGCCAGCTAACGGATGGAGAAAGAGACAGATCATGCAATGGATACCGGAAGAACACATGAACGAGAAAACATTTGCTGCAATTGAAAAACTGAAAGAGGTAGAGCGCGAACTGCACAGGTTGAAAAATGCGCTTGAGATGGCAAACAAAGCGTTGGACGCAAAGCGCGAATGGAAAAGCCTGACCGATGATCAGATCAAAGAAATCGTTGGGCCATACGAAGGACCGATCAAGGGTTACACACGCACACTGTTTGACAAGATCGACGCCAAGTTGAGGGAGAACAACACATGCTAGTCCAACTACAAAAACCTGACCCTATCTTGCTGGAAGACCCTGTGCGTCCAAACATCAAGCCCGAGGATCGACTGGGGTACACGCGTGATGTGTGGGCGCTGATCGAAGACAAACAGTTGGGGGCGATCCTGTGCATCGCATTCCACAAAACAATACCCGCCACGGAGGAGGAACTGATGGAACCGCCAAGCAGGATATGTTTAGACAACGCGATCTTGTACAGCATCTGGTCCTATCGCAAAGGCGCAGGAAGCAAGCTGGTCCGCGAGTACTTGGAAATGGCCCGTGTGCAAGGCTCCCCTATCAAGCGCATCGTGACCATGAGTCCGAAGACCGAGAGGGCCCGCAATTTCCACTACGAGAACGGCGCACGACTTTTGCGGACCAATGAGGAGACGGTGAACTATGAATACTGAATGTCCGACGTGCGGACAGCTGCAACAGCAAAAATGGATGGTGCGACAAAAGCAATACCCTGCCAATGTTGATGTCCATTTAAACCATGTGCGTGATCTCTGGCGTTACTGTCGATCTCTTTACTACACCACACACATAAAAGGTAAGCCGTATGCAGAAATGTGTTGGCGTGAGTTGCCGGAGCAGTTTAGGGATGATTGCACATCACTGATGGTAAGAGAACAACTACGTCATGCAATCGAAAAAACTGAAGGAGCAAAACAATGAACGAAGAGATTATCAATAAAGGCGTCACCGAAGACTACATTTGGCATGAAGCCAAAACTATTAGTGTCCAACTCAATAGCTTAGTTGACGCAGTTGCACAATTCGTAAAGGTGGTAGCAGAGCGGGACAAGGACAACAGAGCAGTGATTGCAAAGTTGTACGCAGAGAACTTTCAGATGAACCAAGAAATTAAAGACCTGAAGGAGAAGCAGAAAGAGGAGGCGAATTTGTACGCAAAGAATCACCAACTAACCCAAGAGAATTATTTGCTCAAGAGCCAAGTAGAAACACTCATGGAAGAATGGAGGAAGAACAATGAAAGCAGCAATTAAAGTTACCAAGAAAACTAGCGCAGGACTTTGTGAAGCTTTGTTTGAAGAGTTTGATTTACTACGCAACGGGTTGAGCGACCCGCATAGGGCGTCAGCTGTTGCAAAGCTTGCGGTGCAGATCATCAACACCAAAAAGCTGGAGATAGAAGCAGCAGCATTCCACAAAGCTGGGCTGCGATTTATACCGTTAGCTTTGACTTCAAAAGGAATTCCGTTAGGCGAAACGATACATCATGGTTGAAGACGCGTTCAGCTTTATGCACGACACATCAAGACCCCATGCTCATGCAGAAGTACGAGCCAAAATCTTGAAGTTGGCGAAAGAAATTGATGCGCTATACAAACAACACATACGTAAATCAACTAACCGCACCTGCGAGATTTGCGGCAAGGGGGACAACGACGAAAAGTATCGCGTAAAAACAATTATTTATGGGTACGAACATCGGGAAGATGAGTCACCATGTCTTTGTTACAACCATTCTATTGGTTGGGGGTTGTCGGTTCGCAGCATACTTACTGACTACGATCCTCGTACTATGCGTTTGGTAGGTCCCGATGACCGTATTGATTTGCATTTTGCGCAGTATCTAGCAAAGCAGTTGCAGAAAGAAGCCAAACTAATGGAGAAAAGTAATGGACCCACTACTTAAAGCACAGCAGGAAGCCAAGCTGCCGGTGATCTACTGCGACCCGAACGAACTGCAAGGCTTCATCTTTGGTGTGTACGAAACGGTGACGATGGGAAAGAAGTCTGACACGCGAACCTTTGCCCTGTACGCCGAGCCGCCACAGTTGCAGCAGAATCAGATGCTGATCGAACCCGCGCTGCTGGAGAAGCTAGGCTATGTGCCGAAGAGTGCCGTGCTTGATGAGCGCGAGGCGTGTGCGAGGGTGTGTGAAGTGCAAGAAGAAACTGGCGGGGAATGGGATATACAGCAAAAATGCGCCAACGCTATCCGAGCAAGGGGGAAAGAATGAACGAGATGCTAGATAAAAAACTGTGTGAAGCGTACCCTAAAATTTTCGTCAATCGAAATGCTAGTGCGCAAACTACAGCAATGTGTTGGGGTTTTGCACACGGCGATGGTTGGTACGATATCGTCAACAATCTATGCAAGTGCATCCAACATCATATTGATACGACAAATGAGCAGCGGGAACTATTGCTAAAAAATAATCCGAACAATGTTCAAATCCCCGACTTTGTGCCGCAAGTTGTTGCTCAACAAGTGAAAGAAAAATTTGGCACTCTGCGTTTCTATTACACCGGCGGGGATCAATATATTCGCGGTCTTGTTACTATGGCCGAAGTGATGTCTTGTTATCAACTTGAAGGAGAGGAAGCGTGATGCAGTGGATTCCTGACTTCCACCGCAAGAACGAAATACGGTTGCGCTACACTGAGAAGGCGTACAGGCGTGGCATGAGCATGGGGATTGCGCTAGGCGTGTTCATGTGCATCGCCCTGTTCATGATCTTCAACATAATTAAATTGGTACTCACATGAAGCCGTTTGTTATGGACCACACCGGGAGAAAATGTGTTGGCGTTATATGGAAATATAACGACTGGTGGTTTGTGGCTGATGACGGCACGATCCATTCCGGCGCAGCACCTGCTGCATACGACATTGCTATCTTGCACAGCAATCTCAAAACAAACCTGACCCAGCGCAACGTCCGGTATTTTTGGGCGCAAATGCGGCGGTGGTACTGGGACATACTGCACGATTTGTTGTTTTATATTCTTACGCAATGGCACAAAAAATGGGAACGGAAAAGCAAATGATCGACTACGGCGAGAACATCATTAAGATTCAAAAGCTGCAACGCGAAGCGCATGACGCAATGCTCAAGCATGACTGGCAGACTGCCTGTGACAAGGCTGACGAGATCATCGTATGCGCCCGCGCTATCCGCATATTCTGCATGCACGAACTACAGAAGGTACTAGATCAGTGAGCCTTATCACGCTAGACTTTGAGACGTACTACACCGACAAGGATTTGGGGTTCAAGAACCAAACCACCGAGGAGTACATCCGTGATCCGCGCTTTGAGGTGATCGGTGTCGGCATCAAGGTGGATGACGGTGAAGTCTCATGGTTCTCCGGTCCGAAGGAAGAACTGCACAAACATCTGCTGACATACGAGTGGCGCGACTCCGCGCTGCTGTGTCACAACACGATGTTTGACGGGGCGATCCTCAAGTGGTTCTTCAACATATCTCCAGCGATGTACCTTGACACGCTGTGCATGGCTCGCGCTGTGCATGGCGTGGAGGCAGGGGGGTCACTGGCATCGCTTGCCAAGCGTTACGAGATTGGTCTGAAGGGCGAAGAAGTTGTTGCTGCGGTCAACAAGAAGCGGGAAGACTTCACGCCTGAAGAACTTGCACGGTATGGCGAGTACTGCAAGAACGACGTGGCGCTGACCTATGATCTGTTCAACATACTGACCAAGGATTTTCCCGAGTCGGAGTTGGAGTTGATCGACTTGACACTGCGCATGTTCACGCACCCGGTGCTCAAGGTGGACGACGCGCTGTTGGTGGAGCGGTTGGAGGAGATTCGAGCAGAGAAGCTACAGCTGCTGGGCAGCTTGAAAGACAAGCTGAAGTGCGCGACCGAGGAAGAGGTAAGGAAAAAACTAGCCAGCAATCCACAATTCGCGCAGCTTCTAGAGTCATTCGGCATCGAAGTGCCGATGAAAGATAGCGTCACCACGGGCAAGCCGACCTACGCGCTTGCCAAGAACGACGAGGGTTTCATTGCGCTGACAGAGCACGAGGACACATTCATCCAGCATCTGTGCGCGGTCAGGCTTGGCACTAAGTCCACGATTGAGGAGTCACGCATCGAGCGGTTCATTGATGTGGGCAAACGTAACCGGGGTAATTTGCCTATCCCGCTGAAGTATTACGGCGCACACACAGGACGATGGGCTGGCTCTGACAAGGTGAATTTTCAAAACCTGCCAAGCCGAGACAAGAAAAAGAAGACACTCAAGAACGCGGTCACTGCACCTGACGGGTACACAGTCATCAACTGTGACTCTTCGCAGATTGAAGCGCGGGTGCTCGCATGGCTTGCTGGGCAGGATGATTTGGTCAAGCAGTTTGCTGATGGTGAAGATGTTTACTCGACGTTCGCATCGAAGATATACGAGCAGCCCATCAGCAAGGCAAACCCCGTGGAACGATTCGTGGGCAAGACCTGCATCCTTGGTCTTGGCTACGGCACTGGGGCGCCGAAGCTACGGCATACGCTGAAGACGCAACCACCCGGCGCTGACCTGACCGAGGAGCGATGCAAAGAGATTGTTGATCTGTACCGTGCGACGAACGACAAGATCGTGGAGTTGTGGAGCGAGTGCGAGAAAATACTGACGCCGCTCTCCGCGTGGCCGGTAGAGAAACGTGCGTTCTATATTGATAAGCACAAAGTGCTGTCGGTCTACCCGGAAGGGGTTCGCTTGCCAAATGGTTTGCATATCCGGTATTCCGGTCTGACATTAGATAATTACAAGTGGTCGTACACTTCCCGCAAGGGTCCTGTGTCGATATGGGGCGGCACGATTGTGGAGAACGTAGTGCAAGCCCTAGCTAGAATTATCGTTGGCGAACAGATGTTGAAATTACGGGCGAAGTATAGACCTGTGTTGACAGTGCATGACGCAGCGGTGCTCGTTGTGCCGGACGATGAGGTAGAGGAAGCGGTCAGTTTTGTGACTGAAGTAATGTCTGTACCACCGGACTGGGCGGTCGGTTTGCCGGTTGCTTGCGAGGCTAAATATGCGTATTCTTATGGTGAATGCTGACCAAAAAGGATACCCAGTGAATCCCAGTCTATCTACCAAGTGGTCTTACTCCAGCCTCAAGGACTATATCAATTGTCCAAAGCAGTATCACGAGGTCAAAGTCCTCAAGCGTTACACCAAGAGCGTAACCAAGCAGATGCGTTACGGCACAGAAGTACACGCCGCGCTAGAGGACTATGTGCGGGACGGCACACCGCTCAAGAAAAATTACGAGCAGTTCAAGCCGCTGCTTGACGCGTTGCTACAGATTGAGGGTGAGCGTTACCCTGAGCACCGCATGGCGCTGACTAACGACCTGAAACCCTGTTCGTTCGGAGCGCAGGAGTACTGGGTGCGAGGGATCGCAGACTTGATGGTGATCGATCAGGATCATGGATACATCGTAGATTACAAGACGGGCAGCAACCGCTACCCGGACATGAATCAGTTGAAGTTGATGGCGCTCATGGCGTTTGCACACTTCCCCGAGCTGGTCAAAGTAAAAGCTGGCCTGTTATTTGTCATGCACAACAGCTTCATCAATGACGAGTTCAAACGCGAAGATGAGGCCAAGCTGTGGGACAGTTTCAAAGAACACCTGATGCGTTTACAGAATTCGTTTGAGTCGGGCACTTGGCAAGCAAACCCTACGCCGTTGTGTGGGTGGTGTCCCGTAGACAGCTGCGAATTTCACAGAGGAAAATGATATGCCATACGTCAACAAACCACGGCCGTATAAAAAAGAGTATCAACAGCAGAAAGAGCGCGGTGAACTGTCAGACCGCATGGAGCGCCAACGTGCCCGACGCAAGCTAGACGCCAAAGGTGTGAGCCGCAAGGGTAAGGATGTTGCCCATGTCAAGGCGCTGTCCAAGGGGGGTTCCAACTCGGACGGTGTTCGGCTGGAGTCGCCACACAAGAATCGTTCCTTCCCTCGCAAGTCGAGTGGAGCGATGAAGTGAGAGCCACCGTCAGGCATGAGTGGGTAGGCAAGGAGATCACCTCCTCAATCTCCCGGCGTTTTTCGTTGCGTTTTTAGCGCCAAACCGTGTCATCTATGGATGCGTTTTCCCTCCTTCTTTAACGTAGGCCATAGACGACTTGCCCCCGTAAGGGGCATTTCAGTCAACTAACCAGTCAGATAGAGTATGCAAATAATTGAAAACACTGCGCTACGAGTCACGATGCCAGCCGATGATGCTGACAGAGTTTTGTTGGGCGTTGCAAAATCCGAAGTCATCAACCAATCAAACGACAATAAAGAGTTAGTTGTCTATTGGGGTTACGACGAGGCAGCGTTCCTCGCAAAAGTTCTAGACACCGACACCACGCTACCATCACCGATGCTGCGTGATTATTCTTGGTCAGGTATCTACACACCGTTTGAACATCAAAAGACCACTGCGTCATTCTTGAGTCTGCGTCGCCGCGCTTTCTGTTTCAACGAGGCGGGTACAGGCAAGACATCATCTGTGATATGGGCAGCTGACTACCTGATGAAGCTAGGGTTGGTCAAGCGTGTGCTGGTCATCTGTCCGCTGTCAATCATGTACTCGGCATGGCAAGCCGACATCTTCAAGACCGCGATGCACCGCACGGCAGGGGTCGCCTACGGCTCACGGTCAAAACGTGCCAAGGTCATAGAGGGCGCATACGAGTTTGTGATCATCAACTTTGATGGCGTGGGCGTTGTCCGTGAAGAGATAGAGAAGGCAAACTTTGACCTGATCGTGGTCGATGAGGCTAACGCTTACAAGACTGTGAGCACAAAGCGTTGGCGTGTTCTTGCGCGGATACTGCAACCCTCGACGCGCTTATGGATGCTGACCGGTACACCTGCATCGCAGTCACCGATGGATGCCTACGGGTTAGCCAGACTTGTTTCGCCGCACCGCACAACGAAGACGATGACTGCGTGGCGCGACAAGGTCATGGCTCAGGTAAGCAAATTCCGGTGGTTACCCAAACCAAACTCCAAGCAGGACGTTCACTACGCACTGCAACCTGCGATCCGCTACACAAAGAAAGAGTGTCTCGACCTGCCCGAGGTCATGTATCAAACAAGAGATGTGCCGTTGACACCACAAGTGGGTATGTACTATCGCAAGTTAAAAAATCAGATGTTGATTGAAGCAGCTGGCCAGCAGATCAGTGCAGTCAACGCAGCGTCAAACTTGAGTAAGTTACTACAGATATCGGGCGGTGCGGTCTACACCGATGAGCGAAACATTGTTGAGTTCGATGTATCGCCGCGCTTGCAAGCATTGAAAGAAACGCTTGATGAGACGTCGAACAAAGTTGTAGTATTCGTCCCCTACATCCACACCATTGAGGTTGTGGCCAAGTACGTAGCGAAAGAGGGATACACGTGTGAGGTGATCAAAGGTGACGTTAGCGCCAAGCAACGCACCGACATCATCCAGCGTTTTCAAAGCAACACCGACCCAAAAATTCTAGTAGTACAACCGCAATCTGCATCACACGGAATTACGTTCACCGCTGCGGATACCATTGTGTTTTGGTCCCCAGTGATGAGTGTAGAAACCTACCTTCAGTGCATAGCACGCATTGACAGGATAGGGCAGAAGAACAGCATGACTGTCGTGCATCTTGAAGGTTCAGAAGTTGAGCACAAGATGTACGCCATGCTGCAAGGGAAGGTTGATCAGCATCAGAAGCTGGTTGATCTATATAAACAGGAAATAGGACTGGGGGGTAAATGAATGTTGAGGACATAGTATCGGCGTATCTGAGTCTGCGGAAAGCGCGAGAAGACCTTGAGCGCAAGTACGAAGCCGAAGATACAGAGTTGAAGGCACAGATGACGCAGTTGGAAATGAGTCTTCTGACAGTCTGCAACGAAGTAAACGCGAACAGTATCAATACCAAGAACGGTACAGTGATCCGTAAGTTGAACGAACGGTTCTTCTGCAATGACTGGGATAACTTCCGCAAGTTTGAGCATGAGAACAAGGACTATGACTTCCGCGAGCGTCGTATCCACCAAGGTAACTTCAAGCAGTACATGGCAGAGCATCAGAACGATGGACTGCCGCCCGGAGTGAATGTGATGCGGGAGTTTGCAATCACAGTTCGTAAACCAACAAGTGATAGTTAGTCAACCTAGTGAGGCAAATAATGAGCAATGAACTCGCAGTACTGATCCAAAACAATCCCGCCCTCGTCGGCACTGGACTGGACGAAGACACCCTTGCAGTAGCGGGTGGTCGCAGTGGTGGCAGCAAGCGTATCTCCATCAAAGGCGGCGTGTTCCGCAAGATGGTTGGCGGCAAGGAAGTCGGTTCGATTGAAGACCGGCACATGAACGTCATTTTCGTCAAGATGGCACATGACCCGTCGCGCACCTATTACGAAGGCGCGTACCAAGAAGGAGCCAAGATTTCTCCGGCTTGCTGGTCGAGCAACTCCAAGACTCCCGATGAGGATGTCAACAACCCGGTCGCCGCGTCCTGCGCAACCTGCCCCAAGAGCGTCAAGGGCACAGGTCAGGGTGGTATCGGCGCGGCTTGCCGTATGTCGTGGCGCACGGCGGTTGTCCTGCCGGGTGATCCGGGCGGTGATGTGATGCAGCTGGTGCTTCCGGCTACGTCTTGTTTTGGCGATGAAGACAATGGGCGCTGGCCGTTCCGCCCCTATATTCAGATGCTTGCCAATAACAACATCAGCGCAGGGCGTGTCGTCACCAAGATGCAGTTCGACACCAAGGCTACCGCACCCAAGGTGATGTTCTCGCCTGTCGGTGCAGTCTCGGCTGAAGATACTCCCAAGGTTATGGCACAGGCCAAATCAGCCGCAGCTGAGAGCGCCGTGAAGATGACCGTGTATCAGACTGACAGCGTGGCAGAAGTTGCTGCACCGCAAGAAGTCGAAGAGCCGGTTCTGCGCGAGACTAACGCTGCGCCAGCGGATGGTGCGGCAGACGTTTCGGACATCGTTAAGAAGTGGTCCAAGAAAAAATAATCGGAGACAGTAATGCCACGGAATTACAGTGATAAGTTTTTGCTCGGCCTGTATCAAGAAGGCAACGATGGACTGGGATATGACCTAGCCAAGATATGTGTCAAGGCTAACCTACCCGCAGCTTATGTTGCCAAGGCGGTGCAGGTGTCGCGCATGGCGGTCTACTCGTGGTTCCGTGGCGCAAAGATTCGGTACAAGAACCGCAAGGTGGTAGAGGCGTTCATCAAGCTTGTGTCTGAAGACATTGAGAAGGGTGTGCTCCCTGCCAAGAACTTTGCGGCAAGCAAGAAATACATCGAGGGCATGATCGGTATGGAAATCTGATCGATCCTCGCACGATCAACTGGCGAGGGCGACCTCGCCATTTTAGTCTCTGCGGACATGATAAAACAATTCTATGAGAAAGCATTGCCTACGCAGGGCGTTTACTGTGCAAGCGGAATAACAAAAACAGGAAAGACCACAAATCGTTTTGCCGAGACGTTCGACGACTTACTTAACATCATTGAGAAGCTGAAAGCTTCAGACGTAAATATTTTCGTAACACCGGGTACTTTTGAGGGGTTTAGCAGGAAGGGTGAGGACTCAGTTTTCTTCAGATCGTTCTTTATCGATCTAGACGTTGGGCCTGAAAAACCATACACGACGAAGGAAGCCGCGCTTGATGCACTGGACAACTTTGTCAAGACGCAAACGCTGCCGCAACCTGTGCGCTTGGATTCGGGCACGGGGGTTCATGCCTATTGGATTTTCGATAGGGACATCCCCACATCTGAATGGAAGCCACAGGCCGAACGCTTCAAGAAGCTATGCCTAGACTATATAGCGATTGATCCTGTAGTAACGGCTGACGCAGCGCGGCTCATGCGCAGTCCGGGTACGCTCAACTACAAGACTGATCCTCCGAGTCCGACGAAACTGTTGGACGAAGAGATCACTGTGCATAGCTTTGATGCGTTCTGTCAGCAGTTGCTTGCCATCGCACCGTCAACCCAAGACACGCTTGCGGACATATTCGCTAGCATACCGAAAGGCTTGGATGACGATACGCTGCACCTGAAGAAGCTCGACAACTTTGAAACGCGGTTTGAGATTCTTGGCGAAGCGAGTGTCAACGACGAAGGTTGCGCACAGGTCAAGTATGCACTGCTAAATGCCAAGACGCTTGACTACGATACGTGGGCGGGGATGCTTTCCCTCGCTTCCAAATGTGATGACATGGAGGATGCAATTCGGTGGGTATCTGAGGGCCACAAGGACTATAACTATGATAGCGCATATAAAAAAGCTCTTACGTTTGACTCAGTCACAAGCTGCAACACGTTCGCCGCTCACCACCCTGAGCGATGCGAAGGATGTCCCCACAAGGGGCATATCACCAACCCTCTCAAACTTGCCCGACGCCTCAAAGTCATCCCTGCGCAAGAGAAACCCAATACGGACACAGTACGGGAAGACGCGGACCCGACGGCAATCCCAGAGTTTCCGCAATTCCTCTGGCCATATGTAAGGGGTGTCAACGGCGGTATCTACTTCATGCCCGCACCCAAGACAACCAAGGAAGGCAAGAAGATACAGGATGACCCGATCAAGCTGGTGGCAAGTGATGTGTTTGCGATCAAGCGGATGTACAGCCCGCTGGATGGTGACTGCTTATTGATGAAGAATGTCTTACCGCATGACGCTCCCCGCGAGTTTCTTGTACCAATGAAGAATGCGTACTCACCGGATGAGTTGTCCAAGGCGATGTCGGCAAATGGTGTCTTGTATGAACCGAACGCAATTAACCACCTGAAAGGATATGTCGTGAAATGGGGACAATATTTACAACAGACCAAATCCGCTGAACAAATGCGGATGCAGTTTGGCTGGACTGAGGACTACAACGGGTTTGTGCTGGGCGACCAAGAATACCGGCGCGACGGCACAGTGGTGAAGACCGCGATCTCTCCCTACGTCAAGGAACTTGGCAAGCTGTTCAAGCCCGCCGGGTCGTATGACAAATGGAAGGAAGCGGCCCAACTGCTCAACAGTCCGAGTCTTGAAATACATGCTTTCGCCATGCTCTGCGCTTTCGCTTCGCCGCTGATGCACCTGACTTCGACTAGCGGGGTGACGATCTCCTTTGCTGCCGAGCCGGGATCAGGCAAGACGGGCGCGATGTATGCAGGACTGAGCACGTTCGCCAACCCAAAGGAACTGTGCGTATTTGATTCGACCGACAACGCACTACTGCAACGCTGCCTTGGACTGCACAACCTGATGTTTGGCTTGGACGAGGTTACAAACAAGGATGCCGAGCAGTTAGCGCACCTGATTCACCGGGTGTCGCACGGCAAGGCAAAGGTCAGGATGCAGTCTTCGGTCAATGCCGAGCGCACGATGGAAGTGTCGGCGTCCTTGATTGCCATGCTGACCACCAACGAAGAAGTGATGAGCATCCTGAAGTCGGCAAAGGCAAACCCTGACGGGGAATCAGCGCGGGTCGTGGAGTTTTCTTTGACCAAGCCGGAGATACTGGAGCGTGATCCGTCGATGGGCGAGCGGATTTTCGACGTGTTCAGGACTAATTACGGCTGGGCATTCCCTGACTTCATCCGTCAAGTCTACAAGGCCGGTAACGCACATATCTTAGCGCGGGGTGAGGAGTGGCAGACGCGGTTCAAGAAGGACTTCACTGACGATACGACCTTCCGGTTCTACCACAACCTGATCGGCGTCACGATGGCAGCGGGGGAATTGATCAACGAAGCGGCTATTGTCAAGCTTGATCTTGAGCGGATATACGATGCCGTGGTTCTCTCGATACTGTCGGTCAGGCATGGCACAGCCAAGAAGATCAGCTTTGACTACTCCAACCTGCTCGGTGAATTCCTCAACCAGCACCATACCGGCATGCTGATCCTCAACGGCGACAAGATTGTGCAGGAGCCGCGCACCGCGCTAGTGGCCCGTGTGGAAGTTCACAATCAGATGACGTATGTCTCCAAGAAGATATTCTCGGAGTATTTACAGAAGCACCGCCTGAGTACACAACGCTTTGAGCTGGAGCTGAAAAAGCGTGACGTGAAGTTTGTTGAGATCAAGCAGCGTCTGTCAAAGGGCTGGAAGGCTGGCATGGCAGCAAGCACGAGCACCATCCAAGTCTACGGATTCCCCGGCGACATACCTGCCGAGATACTGGACAATGATTCAGGAACCTGAATGGCTGCTACCGTTTGAGGGCATGACGGTGGGGGATAGCTTCTTCATCCCAACCCTCAGACCAGCGCAGCTGATCTACATCATCGATACACGGGCCAAGGCAGCTAAGATCAAAGTGCGGTGTTTTGCCACACAGACTGATGGTTGCCTTGGCGTACGTGTTTGGCGCGTCCGTTAAGGCTCAACCCCGTAGAACTTGTAGGTATCAATCAGGCCGCGCTTGACAAAGTTTTGCGACAGGATCAGGCCGTCAAGAACCGCCTTTTTCTCTTTTGGCGTCAGGAACTGCATCTGCCGTATGTCATTTGCCTGTGTGCGCAAGTCCTTGATCAGCCCGTTGATGTCCTCGTTGTATAGGTCAACTAACGTCATGTCCATCGGGTTTGCCGTGATGTAGCGGGCAAGCTGCTCAGGATTGTTCTCAAACATCTTGAGGCGACGCGACTTTTCCTTGATCTCGTTCTCGACCCGCACGAACTCCCGAGCATCGAAGTTGGACTTTTTGCCAATGAAGCTGTCAAGGAATATCAGGTCAGTCTTGGGATCAAAATCCTTTTGCCCCGTGAGCGTCATCCCAATGTTCGTGCCGTTTTGAGCGATGCGCGTAACTCCGTCAAGGTAATTATTGGCAAAGAAGTACAGCGTGTTGGGACTCCAGTCGATGCCACCGTTGGTCAGGTTTGCCAGCCACTTGGTCGTGGACTTGTACAACTCAGGGATGTTGTCTCCACCGGTGTAAGCATCGCCCACCCTTGACTGCCGGTTGTTGTATATCTCACGGCCAAGACTATCGACGTTCATCACGTACTCGATGAACGGACGTGCAAGCGACGGTGCAGTCGAATCGATTGCCCACGCAGCGAAGTTGTCCAGCGGGTTCATACGCGAGAACGGAATCGGCACGAAGGAGTCAAGCCCGATAGTGACGAGGTTGCCACCCATATCCGCAAGGTTTGATTTGCCCACGACTGCGGCCATCACCTGCGCACCCGCAGCGGCAAACGAACCAAAACCAAAGCCCCACGGTATCTGCATGAAGCTGTCGCCAATTGGCAGACGAGCGTAACGCGTCCATCGAGACATGTCATCAATGGCGACTCTATTACGGCCCTGCTCGTCGTCGTCGGCCATCATCCAAGCCATGAGATAAGCCGTGGCTCCGGCCCCGAGCAATCCGTAGACCATCTGCCGGGCATATTTCTGCTCTTGCTCAAATGATTTCTTGAACTCTTTGACCGCTTCGGGATCGTTACGCACACTTTCAGGCAATCGAGCAATCAGGGAATCAACATCCTGCCCAATAAATTTTGCCAGTGGTCCGGGCAGACCGGGGAACAAAGCATCCAGCGCCCGCGCTGCACCTGTGGCGGCGGGACGGAAGAACATGAACGCTGCACCCATTGCCCGACCCCACTCACCGACCTGTTCAAAGTTGGCGAGGTTCTTGGCGTAGGACGTGCCTTCGATATTGGCCTTGTCCGTAAGGGTTGCTAGTTCTTTTGTATCGGGTTCGCGGCCGTTTTCTTTCTTGAAGCTGGCAACGCTTTTTGCCAAGGCATTGTCTCTAGCAATACCAAACGCAGCGGCCCGGCTTGTCAATTCAAACATGTCGGTCCAAATGTCAACCCACTTGTCCACGCTTTCTTTGGTCTGCGCGATCTTGCCCTTGTCCAAGCTGCGAGTCAGTTCATCCATCTGCCCCTGCACGGCAAGACCCTTGATGTACGACACCCGACCGCCATACTTTAGGTAGTCAATGATGTCACTTACCATCTTGTCAGACGCGGCAAGTTTGTTGATCTCATCAACTTTGCCTTCCTGATACAGCTTTGCCACCTTCAAGGCTTTGGGCAAGCCACGATCCATCACCACTCTGGATGTAACAGCGCCGAGAAACCGAGCGGCTTCCCGTGGTCCAAGCTCTGCCCCAAGCGTGAAGGCGTTGGTCAATATGTCACGCACAAAGTTCATCGGGCCAAACGCAGGGTTGTAACGGGTATGCAGCTGCCCCACGCCGCTAGTGATGGAGTTCACCATCTGCACAAAAGGTTGTGCAGCGCGGAAGCCACGCTTGATGCCTTCATTCAATCGACGATCTTGCACTTCAATCAACTGCATCGAGCCGTCAGCGTTGTACAGAAGATACTTGCCTTCACCTTGAAATGGGCTGAAGTCGCGTATTTTCATGCGCTCTTCAAACGGTATCTTTTCGCCTACTTTCCCGCGAATGTATTTCTGCTCAATCAAGTTTCTGATGGCCGGGACAATGTCCTTACGCCCAACGCGCATGGATGCAGAAGCAGCATCAGCCAGTGTCTGTAGCAACGGGTTATCGGAGTTTGACAGACGTCCTTCCATAGCAGCTTCGCCACGGTTCAAGTCACCGCTGAGTCGAGGGTTGCTCGGGTCGTCAAAATAATCTTTGTCGTAGGCTTTTTCTTCCTTGCTTCCCGGCTTACCCTTGAACGGCACGTAGTTCTCGTAGCCATAAAACGTCGTCAGGTTGTTGACTGGTTTTGTCCAATAATTTGCTTGCTCGTTAAGCTCAATCGTGTCTTTCTGCACCGCTTGAAGTGCTTTCAAGATGGCGCTAAGTTCTTTTTTATTCGGGTCAGCGTCGTAAGTATCTTTAAACGCCTTGATGGAGGTAGCGTCATACCCGCCGATCACGTTGTATTCAGGCGCGTTGATGTCCGTCGTTCGGTAGTTGTAGCCTTCCGGGCTGATACCTTCGGGGTCTTTGTTGGCAGCAACCAATGCCTCAAGCTCTTTGCGAAGCTTGGCCGCTTCACCGTTAGTGACGAGGTCTTTATTCTGCGCAAGCTCTTTGTAAATTGCGGCACGTCGGTCAGCAGCTGCGGGTTTCAACGGTACAGTGCGCAAATACTTGACCATACGACGCTCTGGTTCATGCAGCGCGATCATGTACAAATGCAAACGGGCAAGAGCCTTTTGATACTCCAGCCCCGATTTCTTCATGTAGGCTTGAATCCCATCCTCAAGCGCCTTCATGTCTTGGAACGCATACTGATTCATTGCATGGTAGGCGTTACCCTGTGACAGGGTAAGAATGTCATACAGATTGTTGAAGTTCTTTTCACCAATCAGCAGTTTGCCAGCACGGCGCAGACCATCTTGCAAGTTCTTCACCGCAACACGATCATTCTGAAACTTCTTGACCAACCATTCGTAGCCTTCATTGGTGCGCATGAATTTAGCAGCGGCAGCTACGCCACGAGACTTGCTCGATATTCTATCCATGTCGGCTTCAAACTCAGCCATAGCAGCTTCAGGCGTAACGCTGCGCAAGGCCGGTGCTTGAGTCGTAGTCGGTGCGGCCTTGGGTGGACGGATCGGGCTGCGCATGGCAGGGGTGCTTGTCGTCTCCACCCCGCTGGCTGATGCCCCCTTACCCGTGGTCACAAAGTTCTGCGCTGCACCAACGATGCTGCGAATCTCGGCGTCGCTCAAGTCAGGGTATGCCTTGCCCCCACTGATTTTGCGGATGAAGGCACGGATGGCGTTGGCGATCCGGTCAACAATGTTGCGTATCGCGGGGCTTGTGGCGTACTCGTCCACAGCCTTCTCAGCAATGACTTCCTCAACCGCTTCTTGCTTACTCAGCGACGGATCAGCTTTCATCAGCGCATCGGCTGCTGCCTTGATAGCCGGGTTCAGGTAAGCATTGTTCATGGTGGCGTCGTACTTATCGCCCAGTACCTCGCGCAGACCGTAGTGCCCCACCGCCTCATGCACAAGCGTATACACCGCTGCCTCTTCGGTGGCGATGTTGTCGGCAATCAAATACACCCGCTTGGAGCGCGGATCAAAAATGCCCGGAACGTCGGTTGCTTCAGCGGTTTCCAAGAAGCTACGCAGGTTGGACGGCAAGTCCTCAATGCTGGCAACAACCCGTGTATCCGGTGCGCCTTTCCAGAACGACTTTACCCGGTTGACGATTTCCTGAACCTTGGCTACACCAAGCGTCGGACCTTCGCGCCGAGTGGGGCTGCGCATCGCTTTCGCTTTTTCGGATTTAACCCGCTTTATATTTTCTTTTAACTGTTTCTGTGCGCCAGCAAGATCAGCCTCGATACTGGAGACTTCATCCTCAAGGGTCGTGGTGTCTTCGTCTAGACTTTTAGCGTCGTTGTACTCAGCCCGTGCTCTTTGCAGATACAGGTTAAGCGTGTCAATTCGCTTCTGTAGTTTTTCGACCTCAGCTGCGTCACCGATCAGTTCGCTCTGGCGCTGCTTTAGATTTTGAACGCGCTCTCTAGCGGCATTGACTTCTGCTTCAGGCAGCGCAAGTTGCTTTAGCGCGGACTGTGCTGTGCCGCGCTCTGAATCTGTGCTATTGGGGTCTTCAGCGACATCGACCAGATAGTCAAGGTTGTCGTTGAATTTAGCCTTGGTTATCGGCTGCACCCCGCGCTGTTGATCACGGATTGTCCTCACCGACTCTGCTATGTCGGCAACTGTTTGCCTAGCAGACGCGCCGCGCTCTTCGCCCTTTTCTTTTTCAACTACAGGGGCGCGGGGTTTGGCAGCGGCTTCGGCAGCGTCAGCCTCTTGATCAACCAGATCAGCGGCTTCTTCGGGGGTCAGTGGAGCACTGACTGCGCTTTTTCTTGCAGTAGGTTTTGCAGTAACTTCGCTAGGACCTCCCACTCCGGGTCCTGTAACGCCACTAACGCCCCCTGCTGGGGCTTGCTGTCCTTGTACAGTAGGAGCAACGCCTGTTGCAGGTCCTCCAGCGACAGTTTCTGTAGCAGTTCCAAGTTGGGTTGCATCAGCAGCTCCTTTCGCAGCAGCCTGATCGATCAGCGCGTCGTCTGCGTCGCGGTTTGTCAGTTGCTCATACGCAGTGCGGTACTTCTCTATCTTCTTTTTTATGTTTGAGGCATGGCCAGCATTCCTTGGCTGCTCTCGTTCCAGCCGTGCAATCTCTGACAGATATTCGTCAGGTGTTGTAGGCGTCTCAATCTTTTCCCTAACTTGGGGCTGTTCGGCCTGAGTTTGGGGTTTTGCTAAATCAGATGGGCGTTTTCCTTTGGTTGGAAATACAAATTCTTGAGCACCGCCATGTCCTCTAGCTGCGTTAGCCGCAATAACTTCAGCGGGCAGTGTTACTTCCGTTACCTCGCCAAATTTTTCAGCTTGAGCCTTGTCAGTTGTCCACCATTCTCCGTCTTGGGTTTGCTCTTTACCTTCGCCTCGATACAACGTAACGGATTGACCGGGCTTTAAATTATCCCAAGTTACCCCTTCAGTATCAGCAGGAACAGTTTCCCTCTCCACCGTTTCAGTAGTGGGAGCCGATACAGAAGGCTGTACAGCTTGATCAGCAAGTGCTGCTTCAGGTGGCGTAACCGCTTGTTCACCAGCTGCCTCCGCTTCTTGCTCGGCCAGTCGTCGTTGTTCACGCTCAGCCTTGTTTGCTAATACACGCTCGGCTACGGCTTTATCCGTAGCAGTCTTGATCCCGCCTGACGCACCGCCCAACGTACCACCAAGCAGCAGCGCACCAGCCCCGGCCTCGACATACTCGTGCCGCGCTTCCTCATCCGTCAGGGACAGACCAGCTTGCCAACGCTCCAGCGCGGTCTGAGCAATCTCTTGGGGAATCTCAAACGCCACGCCCTTGCCCACACCGTAGGCAACCCCACCCTTGTAGTTGATCTTGCCCTTCTCAAAGGCATCGGTGAGTTGGTTGACTGTTTTCTTGGTGAGCTGCTCACCACCTTCGCCAAACAATCCTCCGACCACCGGGAAAGTTTTGAACACCGGCTTGAAAAATTTAAAACCAAAAACATCAAGCGCAGTTTCACCAGCGGCAGCTAGTCCTGCCTTTGCGACAGAAGTTTCTTCAGGGGTGCGACCCTCTTGGATAGCACGTTGCTGCTCTTGCGCTTGCCGACCCAAAGCACCGGTCAAGTATTGACCGACCAATGTTGCACCGCCAACAATAGGAGCAAGGGGGGCAGCAGGGGTAAGAAGCGTAGCACCCGCAGCAGCCGCAGGAGCGGCCAGCGCACCAGCACTGGAGCCAGCTACTTGTTTGACCCAGTCAGTGAACTTTCCCTTACCGCTGATGACATCGCTAAACGACGTTGTTGCTTCTTCAGGCGGTTTGGTCAGTTCTGCACGAGCCTTGGCTTGCTCTTCAGGCGTCTTGGCTGCGGCAAATCGTGCAGCGGCGGGAGCCTCACCTAGCTCAGTAGCACCCTTGAGCAGTGACGAAAAGAACCCAGCCTGTTCTTTGGGCGCGGGTTCAGGCGCAGCGCCGCGTTGCCGCTTGATAATGTCTGCGATGCGCTGTGCATCTTCAGTATTACCCGCAGCATCCGCTTGCTTTAGCGCACCGATCAACTGCTCTATGGTTGCCATTATTGAAGCCCATATTTTTTCAGTAGCTCAGTATCACCAGCCGTGTAGGCAGTGTTTGCTCCCGCGCCCCCACCACCATACGAATCTTTAATCCGTCGTTGTTCTGCTTCCAACTGTTCAATCATTTTTTGATTTTCTTTGGTTGGACTCTGAACAGAACGTAATGTGGTTAGCAACTGACCATTTCTTTGGTAATTCTTGTCTTTCAAGTACCCCTGTTCTCTTGCAGCGGTGACGCCTTCTAAACGCCTTTCTGCTGCAAAGCCAGCACCCACAGCACCTGACGCTTTTTCAAATTGAGCAATAATTTCCGCGTGTTGTTCTTTTGGCACTTTGTCCAAACGACCCATAAGATCACGGAAGGCGTTGTATTGTCCTGCACGGGTTGCCGCCACTTGAAGATTGGCTACTCTTTCACGGCTTTCGCGGTCCAGTTTGGCAATTTTTTCTTGTACTTCCTTACCGTAAATCAGATCAGCACCCTTTTCTTGCAAGTTAAGTGCTTGGTTCTGTGCCTCTTTATACTCTGCACGAGCTTCTTTGAGACGGGCATCCGTTTTGTCGATGATACCCATCTTGCGAGCCTCTTCCAGACGAGCAAGGTTTGTCTCCTTGTCATCCAGCTTGGTCTGCATAGCTGCCATCTGTTCCATCGCTTTGCCGTACTGCGCACCGAACTCACTGCCGCCTTCAGCAGCTGAACCAAGGAACGTAGCACCGCGCCGAGAGGCAGCAGCGGCCATCTTCATACCAGCCATAAATCCAGCAAGGTCAATGCTCTTGCCGTACTGCTCTTTTGCACGAGCGCGTTGCTCGGTAATACGTTCTTTCTCAGCCTTGTCAGCCCCACCAATACCAGCGGCTTTGTACTCTTGTTCAATTTCAGACCTGTAGGCAGCGCGATCTTGCGGTTTGGCTTCCTGTACACGAGCCTCTCTTGCAGCCTGTGCCGCCTTCATAAGTTTTTCACCCTCAGAAGGTTCAGCGGGTTGGGCAGGGGCAGGGGGAGTAGCAAGCCCAGCGGGTCGAACAGGGCGCACCGGACCACCGGTCGGAGTTGCACCAGCGCCCGCAATATCAGGAGTAATGGTTGGGGTAGCACCGGGTGATACAGCTCCAAGACCGCGTTGCTCACCAGCTTCAGCATATCCTGCCGGGTTACTAGCGGCTTGAATGGCATCGTATTCTGTTTGCCGACGGGTGCGTTCGGATGGTGTCATACGTTCAAAATACCCCGGACGCAATTTGTTTTGCCGCAGCTGCTCGTTGTATTGCGCTTGTCGTGCAAGCGCCTCGCCTTGCTTTTCTGGCGAACTAAAAAGGAGATTACGTATACCTTGGAGGAACGGCGAAGTTTCTTTTTCGGCTTTTACTTCTTGATCATTATCCTCGCCGTTAAACGCAACGATCCCTCCACCAGCATAGTTCTCATGGCGGAAGTTATGTACAGGCAAACCCATCAACCCGCCTTGAGCAGCTTGCATCGGGGGTTCTTGCATCGGCTGTTGCTGCCCCATCATGGCCGGAGGCTCGCCCAGCATCCCGCTGGAGGCTTGTTGCAGCGCAGCGTTTTTCAGGTCATCGTAGACAGTCGTTGTCTGCGGGGCGGGCATCGGCGTTGAGATGCGCTCCAGCATCTTCTGTAGCTGGAAGATTTCCGCAAGGGAGGCGTTGTACTGTGGAGCGATTGCCGGGTTAGCCGACACCGCTTGCACCATCCGTTTAGTGTCTGGATCAGCCAAGTCAAACCGACCACCGGGGCCAGCCAGATACTTTGCATTCGCGTTAGCCATTGCTTATCCCCCGAATCCTTTGAGTCCACCGAGCAGACTGCCCACACCCAACCCAAGACCGGCAATCTGACCGGAGACACTTGGCGGGGGTTCATACATTTGTTTACCAGCGGTGGTAGAAAGCTGTCCCGCACCGCGCAGAATATCGGACATGAAGCCCAGCTGCTTGTACGGGTAGTTCATTTGGTTAGCCCAATCCTGATACTGTTGATTGAGCTTTTGCTGTTCCATCGCTTGCTGTTGCGCACCAGCTTGCAGCTGTGCTTGGTTGATACCCATCTGCTGACCGTACTGAGTCTGGCCAAGCTGACCTAACGTGGCGGCTTGCTGCCCTGCTAGACCCAGACCTTGCAGTCCAAGGTTAGCGCCAAACTGCTGTGCTTGTTGAGCATTTTGGAAAGCATTCTGAGCGCCCGTCGCAGCGATACCTTGGAGCTGCGTATTCAGAGCGCGTTGTGCTTCGGCGTCAACCAACGCTTGACGAGTTCCACCAAACGCGCCTCGGGAAGTTGCCGTCGCGTTACGCATTGGCTGCGCCATTTGGAAGTCACGCAGAGCTTGAGACTTTTGATAGTCCACCACGTTCTGCATGTACGGCGACATGTAGGAGGAAATTGCGTTGGGGTCAGTTGCTTGCTGGGCGTAGTTTCCACCCGCCATCAGACCACCAAGACCTGCTCCACCTGCTAATGCTGTACCCTGCCCAATTTGAGCAGCTGGCCCCATACCACCAATGTTGCCAAACGCTTGTTGTTGCATTTGACTAAAGTCGGCATTACGTTGACCGCCATAAGACTGATACGGGTTGGCATTAATATCCGTCAGGGCTTTTGCTTTGCCCATAACATCTTCCATGTACGGCTTGGCGTACTCTGGAATGTTGGTTTGGTACGTTGTGGTTTGAGTCGGTTGGGACTGTTGCTGCGGAGCAGGGTCACCACCACCATAAATGACGCGGCCACCCTCTTTACGGGTGACGCATTCACCAAGCGGCTCGCCCATTGCATAGAGCGTACGACGTGAGTAACGACTCATAATTTGACTCCCACAATTCTGTATTTTTCTGTGAATCCGTATCGCGTCCACAGTCTTGCAATTGATTCCCGTGCAGCACCTTCGATTACCGTTGCACCCTGCGATAACGCAAACGCTTTCAACTGCTCAAACGTGTCCGGGCTACTGATCAACCGACCGCCTATCGTGCTGATAAACCCCACGCGATCATTTGGGCGGTTGTAGAAATTGATCGTCGCCGCGCCTTTGATTTCGCTACCATCTACTGCAACCAGCAACATCCACGCACCCTGCGTTACCAACGTCTTTACTTGTTCTATGGTGTAGTCGCCCTGAGCATGTTCCAAAGCGGCTGCTACAAACTTCTCAACCATAGGCCAAGTTCGGTTCACCCATTCGATAGGTACGTATTCGATTTTCATGCCGGTAAGAACCGCTCCGCGTTAATTTGACGACCTTGTTTTTTGTTACCAGTTCTCGCGTGACGCACTTTGTCCATCATACTGTACAAGCGTTTTGCACCTGCTTCGGTCGAGCCGTTGCCAAGGTGAGACACAACGTCAGCCGGAATCACAAATTCACCATCGGCCAGCGCGGCGCGTTGGGGTTTTGCCCCCTTGATCACGGCAGGAATGTCGTCGGACATACCGTCTCCCGGACCGCGCAGCAGCTTGCCACCAGCCGCATACTCAGGCATCGCAGCCATACCACCCTCGGCAAACTCACGGCGCTTGTAACCCTTAGTGCCCGAACCCTTGCGGCGATCCCGCTCCAAGAGCGCCAGACCTTGCATGGTCGGATCATCCGATTCTGCCGCTGCTTCCAGCTGGGTGGGGGACAAATCTTCAACACCGCTTGTTTCGTTCTTGTCCGGGTACATCTTGAAGTCAGCTAACCCGCCAGCCGCCATGCCCTCTGCACCCGTGAACGGGTTGATCTTTGGGCCGTAGCCGTCCATTATTTCTTGTGGCTGGGTTGAAGGCAGGGTGGCGTAGGAAGACTTGGTAATGTTGGAACCGGGGTAGTTCTGGCTCAGGTCGAGCGGCAATGACGGCGACGGCACTTGACCACCAGCTGCCATAGAAGCATATCTCTGGATGTAATACGGCTCACCCGGCTGGCCCCAGTTCGGATTGCGGGTTTGCTGAAAACCATAATTTGGGAAGTTGGGTTGCGATGTGCCTTGCGGCATAATCCCCTTGATCCCTTGGGGTTGTATCATTCCTGACAGAGTGTTGGATACCATCGGTGCAGCAGCAGAAGCTAGTGCAGTCGGTACGCCCTTGGTTTGAAGGAAGTCCATTGGACGGGCAACGGCATTTTGTGCCCCCGAAATCATTTGATCAAACCGGCTCGTTGGCGTTATTGTTGGAGCCTGATAAGTAGGCGAAGCACCAGCCGCAACGCCCTCAATGTTTAAAGGCGTGGAATTAACCGGGGCTGCAACGGGCGCGATAGATGCGGGGGGTGTGTACCCGTAATTTCCTGCTATTTGAGCATTTATTTGGGTTTCGGCGGGAGAAAATCCGGCAGTGCTCGCACCCGTACTTTCCAGTGCTTGTTTGGCTGCTGTTTCTTGCGCTTGCCGAATTGCTTGCTCTTGCGCTTGCTGCTGCGCAGCTTGTTCCATACCCAAAGCAGGACTATTAGCTAAAATACTTTCAGAACCTGCTTCACCAAACCCGGCCAGCGCGTTGCCCAGACCCGCACCGCCATACGCGCCAAGACCAGCTTGCAGACCCTTCGCAAGACTGCCCGAAGATAGCGCGTACCCACCACCAACCAACATAGCCGCGCCCCAAGGCTGCATCCCCGGGATCATCATTGCACCAGCACCCAGCGCCATTGGCAGGAGGGAACTCAGGAAGCCAGCTTCCGGCAGACCGGTATGCGGGTTGATGGTGAGGGAGCCGCCGTGGGCCATCGCCAAACCTTGAAGCCCCCGTACTTCACCGGGGGTCATGTGGACGAGCATCTTGTCGTTGCCCCGCCCGAGCGAGGCCAAACCTTGGGCTACTTGCTGCATAACAGCCTCCAAACGGCGAATTTTGTCAATAATATCATGCGGGTAACGCTGACACAAAGGACAGCGTGGCTATGACGGATGCGGTAGTTGGTCGGGTTGGGCTAGTTCCAGCGGCAGCAAAAGCCAAACTTATGTCCGTACTGTTAGTTGACCACCACAATTCTACGTATTCGGCAGCGTCTAACGACACCATATAACTCCAACCGGCAACCGTATTCTGGGTTCCCAACGGAACGGTCACAAATCGGTTAGACCCCACCACATCCGTTCCTACTTTTTTTAACCACACAGAAGCAATCTTGTCTGCTGCGTTTACGTTTTGAAATTGTGCGTTGAACTGTAGGTTATAGATGCCGGGGTTCTCCACCGCAATTTTAGATTGAATGGTTCCGGTGATTGTCAGGCTAGTTCTTTCTTGCGATACGCTGACCACATACGCACCAACACCTCCAGCCGTACCAGAGGTTTGAGACACCACCTTCGTACCCGCCGTGATTGCGCCGCCGGTCAAAGTCATGCCAAGGTAGATCGTGCCAGAAGTTACAGCCGAGACGGTAAGCACCGTGCCAGCACCGGGTGGTGTGCCGTTATCAATCGTTCCGGTAAAGACAGCCGTATGTGAACCAAGACTTACTACATTGTTGTAATTGGTTGTATCAAACCGCATGACCTGTGCTGTGTTTGCGGGAGCAGTCTGACTTGTTCCATCTTGAAATGAACCGTACGGAAACCGGATAAATTTACCGCCCGCACCATCAGAGCCAAGCAAGCCGCGTAGTGCGTTGTCCAGCTCGTTGAAGTAGATACGCAGCTGGTTGTTCAGCTGATCTTGATAGCGCTGTTCGTACTCAGTCGTTGCCACCGCAAGGTTAGGAGCCTTTGGCGGTCGAAGATAGTTGGTGATGATGGTTGCCATAGGTCAACGTCTGCCATCAGGTCTGATGTCGATTCTTGGCGTACCCAGCTGCCAGTTCACGCCGGTAGTATCGGACTCAATCCGGAACGCCATCTGCCTACCGCGCAGACGGGTGTAGACCTGACCAGTGAACGTCTCGACGTTATAGTACCGTTGCGTTACAAAGTTATCGCCGCTTTGAATATCGCTTGGATCAGGTGCGCCGTACGCAGTCCCTGAGTTAACGCGGGGTTTCAAGACCATTGTTGCCATCGGTTGATCTGAAACTGAGCCATTAAACGTCAAGTCAGGCAAAACGCGCCACACAAAACCAAAGTTATGCCCATCGCCAATGTCAAAGTCAGACGATTGAATGTAGGCATCAATAGCTACAGGCGCAGAGCCGGAGTTATCGTCAACGCCGTACTCGTGGTACATAATTTGATTTGGCACTTTGTAAGTTACAGCAGAGTACGCAAGATGCGTTGCCGCAGTGGTGCTGTTGACGCCACGAACACAGCCCATCAAAGTGTTGCCAGACACGCTGGTATAGGTAATCTGCTCTGAGTCTATAGTTACCGTTCCAGATAGTGGGTAGGTCGAGGCATCCAACAAAATAATGGTTGTTTGCGTAGCGGTCATGGCTTGGTTCAGATAGGAATTCTGAACGCTGAACGCACCCATCGGGTATTCCTGCAATGGGCTATCAAGCCAAGTAGCGCGGCTCAACGAGCCGTAGTACCAGATACGCTCAAGGTAGTTATAGATAACATAGCTGTCGTTGTACTGGCTATTGAACGACGGGTAGTGCCACCAGACTTCGTTGAAACCTTCGTTTGTCCCGGCCACAACTATCCCAAGTAATGAGCGGTTGATATTGTTGAATACGTATTGACGCAGGGCGCAGGGTAGCGTCTCTACCCTACCAGAGTACATGTAGAATTTATCTACACCCATCCAGAACGTGATGTTATTGACTGTGATCGCTGCCTCTGGGCTTGCAATGGATGTGTTATCCATGAGCAAGTTAAAGCCCCAGACGTATGGCGGTCCAAGGTACTGCATGCTAAAAAACGCTGCGTCAGTCCAGATCAGTATTTCCTGCCGTGAGGCACGGGCAGTCATGATGTAGGAGCCATTAGATAGACGTTGCTCACCTGCTTGGTTGGTTGCGCTGGGAACCCAGTCGTAGGCGTTCTCTTGATCAGACCACCGAACCAGCATCGGGTCAAATGTGGTGCTAGAGCTGCTGGGGTCGTACGAATTTGAACCCATAGCAATAGCAAAACGGCTAATGCCCGAGGTCAATATTTGATACGTTTGTGTTGGGACAAACGGCCCTTTAACCGCATCGGCTGTAGTAGCAAGACTGGTAAGCGTTACCGCCCTAGCCCAAGTCGATGTATTTTGAGTCCAGTAGTAAATAGCTCCGTTTCTTGGAGCTGCAAGCATGTCTTGGCCGTAATTGTCGATAGACCACAACTTCATACTTGGCCCAAGAACGGTTGCAATACCTCCACCCCAAACGCTCTGACCCCAAGGCGGGTCACCCCAACCTGTCGTATAGGCAGCTACATCAGTTACGTTAATGTCGTACTCGGCAGTGACTGACCCACCGCCGGAAGCAACGGTGCTGGTGGCTGCGGTTGGGCTGGAGATAGTGTAAGTGTTGGCAGTAGTGGTAAGGATTTGAAAGTCGCCATTTAGCGTCAGCCCACCAACAGCGGAAGCGCCAGTAAAATTGACATACGTCCCGGCATTTGCGCCATGCGTGGTATCGGTAACCGTAACAAGTTTGCTGCCATTAGTCGTTGCAAACGGGTTTGTCAGCGCCTGAGTTTCACGCAGTGGAGTAATGTCGTGGTAGGTTGGAGTGCCGTAGACGTACAGCTTCTGAGAAGTGCCAAGGCCAATTAGGTTGGCTCCGGCGTTGGTTGCCCAGTTCCACAGGATACGCGCCATACCGTAGTAGGTGCTTCCTGAAGAAGTGATGTTGGTCCAACCGCCTAATTTCTCCGGGTAGCCGGAACGAAACCGAATCTTGTCCGAAGCGTACCAGCCGCCCTCGTTGGAGTAGTTTGTACCCTCACGGTTGATGCCCGGTCGAAACTGTAGTTTTTGCAACGGCATAGCTTTTCCTTACGCCAGCATGGTTTCTGCGGCCTTCTCGACCTCAAGCACACGACGCTCCCAACCCTTACCGAAGGTATCCCAAGTGGTCAGCGCCTTCAAGACCCGGAGCCGTTTGGCTTGGTACAGATCGATGATTTCAGCTGGATCGTGGGCTGCAACAGCTTGCAAAGTACCGGGACCGATTGCCCCGTCTGGCGTTGCCCCGACACACTCTTGAAGCCACTTCGCAGCCCGACCGGGACCGGAATTAATGGATGCGTCAAAAACAGCATAGTCTACTCCAGCAGGAAGATCGTCGCCTTTGATTTTGTCCCAGTACGCACGTTTGTACAGGGGCGCTACATCCGCCGGGGTCAACGCCCGCATTGCTTTCTCATCCACAGGATGCCCAACGAATTCTTCCCAAACCTTCTTGGTGCAGCCAAGGTTGGTCATGCCGCCCGGATCAGCCGGATGGTTCACGAAGCCGCCTTCATGGTGCAGAACTGCGGCCAGCGCCTTCTCAAAGTTCTCTTTCATTTCTTGACTCCCATGATCTTCTCAAGGGTGCGTCCGCCGAAATAAAAGCTCATGATCAGCATGCCCCACTGACCCAGCAACTGCACGTACTCCTTGTTCACTTCGATATCCCACGCCGACATCATCCCGAACACGGTGTAAGTAACAAGGATGAAGACCAGAGTCATCGGGCGGATGTTCTTAGACATCCACGAGTCAGAACCCATGTCGGCCTTCAGCCTGTCAGTCAGTTCGTGCTGTTCACTTACCTCAGCATTCAACAGCGCCAACTCACCGTTCTGTTGCATTTCCAGCAATTTCAGCTTGGCTGCTTCTGCCGCCGCTGGGTCTGGGAACACTTTGTCAAGAATCTTGCTACCGATATCGAGTATTGCGCCGAGTGGGAACATGTCAAATCCTGACGTAAGTTGCTACAAAAATGATGATGCCGCCGATGCCGAGAACCACAAAAATACCCACGGTCATCAGCAGCTCTTCCTGCTCCTGCTTCTTTCTTTCCGCCCTATCCTTTGCCAGCCTTGCCTTGCGTATTGCTTCTCTGTGTGCCTCGTCCTGCTCACCTGCTATGCGGTTACGTTCAGCGCATAGTTCGTGGTACAAATCCAATTCGCCCTTGAGCGTAAACATGTCGCGCAACTCGCGCTCAAACTCCTTCATCTGCTTGCGCTGCATCACGATGGTGAATGCTTGGCTTAGTGCAGACTCTTGCTTTGCAGCCTCTTTCGGGTCTTCCGACTTTGGTTGAGACTTGAGTACTTCTACTTCTTTTGCTGCTTTTTCTATCTGACCCTGCGCCTTAAAGAACTTTGACAGATCGTCATAACAGTCCTTGATTTCATGGCCAAGATTGATGGCTTCCTTGACGAAGCCAACGGACGTCTTAGCTAGGGCAAATGCGGCTCCAATGGTAATCGGGTCTATCATTTCGCATAAATCCTCGCGCGTTCTTCCATCAGTTTGACCCGCACTTGCAGGTCATGGATGTCCTTGTAAAGTTCCTCCTTCAACTTGTGCCGAGCTTCGGCAGATAAAGGACTGTCAGTAGGCGTTCCAGCTGGCGTGATCAGAGCTGGCATTGACCCTTCAATTTTTGTCAGTCGCGTTGAAAACTCGGATACCTGACCCAGCAACCACGCAAGCGCAGCCACCACGATGGGTATCACGGCCTTCATTACATCTTGCCAGTTCATGACTTAGTCACCAGATGCAGCAACAACAAGATGATCGCGCCAGCACAGGAAAGACCTATTGACTCTATTCGTTTGATACGAAGGATGGTTTCTTTCCAGCGTTCGGCGCAGACCGCCTCATGCGTCATAAACTTTGCTTCCAGATCAGGTTCCATAATCACTCGTATTGAATGTTGATAGAGCCAGCATCAAAAGTATCTGTGCCGTTAATGGTTGTTACCCTAACAGCCGTTAGAACTGCGCCAAGAGGAACTGATCCACCTCCAAGCAGACCACCGTTTGTAACAGATGAGCCGCCGCACATAGCCATGTAAGACCAAGTGTTTCCAGTTACGTTTGTAATCATGCAATTACCGCCGTAAGTGGTAACTCCAGCCGCCGTTTGGTTTTGTCCTATTGGAAAGCCACCCGTATCTGTTCCTGCGCCAAGTCCCGAAGCTGAAAACGTAACGCCAAAAGTTACATACCCCGAAGTAGTGTAGGTCGGAGTTGCACCAGTACCAAGTTGAATTCTGAATGTCGAATTACCACTAAGACTGACGGCGTTAAACATTACAACAATTCTTTTTACCCACGACGGTAGCCCAGTAAAATCTATGCTTGTGCCGCTAGTAGATGCAACCGCAGTTCCAGAAGTGAGCAAAGTTGCGCTCATCACCGGAGTGCCGCTAATGGTCGGGCTGCTGATCGTCGGACTGCTGATCGTCGGGCTAGTCAACGTCTTGTTAGTCAGCGTCTGAGTATCAGAAATGCCGACAACCGTACTCGTAGGATTGCCAACGCCACCTGCGGGGAAAGTAGTGCCCGCGCTACCGTCAAGAGTCATTGTCATGATTGCGTTCCTTGTTCAGCGGGTGCTTGCTGTGCGAGTGCTAGTGCATCGGCTTCTTGCTGTGCGACAGCAGCGTCATGGGTAGCTTGTTCTTCAGCGGTGTATTCAATCGTAGTCACTAAGCCGGTTTGCACGTTTACTTCGATTCTGTTTGTCATGCTTGCACCTTCAATGTTTTAAGTTCATCAAGAGATGTCGCTGCGTCTGCAAGCTGCGTTACATCACGCAACCTTTGCTTTTCAGCCACGATTGCAGAAGTATCTGCACTAGCCTCTAAAGCGCGTTGATATGCAACATCCTGCGCTGCTAGTAGTGGCGCACGTTCAGCACGAAGTCGATCTTTAGTGATCGCCTTTGCTTTGTCAAAATTGATCGTAATCATTCTGCGTACTCCCATGCGTTACGAAATGTCCTGTCAGTTGGAATGTCAGCCACATCCACAATCTTGAATGGTTTGCCAGCAGGTACGTCTTTGGCTGCAATCTCTTCGATGCTCAGGCCGCACTCAAGCGTAGGAATAATGATGGCAACACCGTCATCAGTCGGGTAAATAATTCGTTGGTTCATGGTTGTCCTTTAGCGGAATATTGCATAACAAACATACTTGGCATCAAGAAAAGACCCCGCGTTGCTTCCAACAACCAAACGAACCGCTGACGTAGTTGGCGCAACTTCTGCCAATGATGGCGATGATATAAATGGTGCTGGCCCATATGTCCAGTTTGTACCATTTGAAGCATTGCCAATGACGTTGTAATTTATGTCAGGCATTGCAGTTGTCAAATTGATTGTGTAGTCACCAGTGCCATTATCAGTAATGCTAGATACGTTTGCACTTGCTCGGATAGCAACTGTTCCCGTGCCATTAAAGTTTACCCACGCCCTGCAACCGTAAGCCGCAGCAACTGAGCCATAGCCTGAGTTAAACGACAGCACACCGGAGGAGTCGATACGCATACGTTCTGCGCCATTGGTGTAAAAAGTTTGAACAGCGGCGGCTGGAACAGAAGACAATCTAAATTCAGTTGCAGATGTTGTTATTGTTGCGTATTGAGTAGACCCATTATTCGCATAAAAATACATAGCCCCCAAGCCGTCTGAAGAACGCCCATTGATGGCTATTGCTAAACTTGACGAGGCAGATACAACATTTAAAGGACTTGATGGCGAACTCGTGCCAATCCCCACGTTTTGTGAGGTATTAATGGTCATGGCAGTCGTGCCACCAGACCCGGTGTCGTTGGTCTTGAAGACGAGCGTACCAGCCGTATCGCCTGTGGCGACCAGCGTAGTTCCAGATGTGGTTCCTGCGGATATGGTACTCATGCTGATCCTTTCGGGTACTTGGCTTTAACAGCAAGGCATGCGTCAATGTACGCTTGCACTTGTGCTTGGTCACCTTTGACTATGCCATCAAGATAATCTCTAACATCAGGGTATTCGGCAGCACGTTGTTGTTTGTATTTGTTTTGATTCACGTTTGTTTGAATAGCATCCCATTGCGAATCAAGTTCTGCTTGCGTTGGCTTTGCAGATTCGTCGCGCCATTCAAGACCTTCGTATGAATTTCCGGTCAGCAACCATTGCTTACCGCTGTAATTAGTTGTAAGAATCAAAGAGTAGTTAATCATCCCGCAATCTCCATCACAGTTATTGTCGAAGCAGATCGGCCAGAATTTGCACTATCAGCATCATTTGGACCTCTATTGACATAGTAAGCAATTGCAGAGTTTGCGCCTAATTGCAATTTGTAAGTTGTTGCTGACGTAGTTGCTGGGCTATCTAAAAATGAAAAAGGCAAAGTGGCTGGGTCCCATGTCCCGTTACTACCCGTACCCCAACCACCTCCAGTAGCTTGCACTCTAGTCCCAGCAGCATCTCCAATACAAATCGCAGTAGAGCCACGAACAAGTCTAAAATAAGAAATATCAGCTGACGCGCCATTAAAAAATCCAAATACAAGGACTTTGTTTGATGCGCTTATTGGAGTTATTGAAACCGATAACCCCGTAACATCTTGATAGGCCGCGCCTGACAATGAAACCGTTGATGTCAATGTTGCGCTAACAACTTGCAAAACTGATCCGGCGGGGAGCCTTGCCGCCGCAATCGTTCCGGTTAATTGCGTGGCAACAATACTTTTATTGGTCAGCGTATCCGTAGTGGCTTTACCGACAAGCGTATCCGTAGCCGCAGGAAGCGTCAGCGTGTTAGTGCCAGACACCGCTGGAGCAGCAATAGTGATTGCACCGCTGGTGTCGCCTGAAACAACAATCGAAGACATGAGGACTCCTTAAAGAACAATCCAGACAGCGCCACTAGCTACTGTGACAGTTATGCCTGAAGAAATGGTAATCGGACCAACAGAATGCGCGTTGTAGTTAGTAGCCACAGTGTAGTTAGCATTTACAGCGTTACTGTTGACAAAGAATCCGTTGGAAGCTGTAACTTGTTTTGCAGACAACTCGCCAGTGCTGGGCTTGTACAGATAGTTAGAATTGCTGGTGTAGATGGTATTGGCCGAGCCAGACGTAGCATCTGCAAACAGCGGGTACAAGTTTGTTGCCGTAGCAGTGTCGTTTGACAGTGTCGCGCCAGCATTCACTGCCGTATTGACATTGCCGCTATTGTCCACAACCAGCAAAGATTTAAGTCTAGGCGGAACCGCTGTTGTCGTTCCGCTACCTGTAGTCAGGGTTACGCTAAATCCAGAAGCTGTGGTTGTTCCAGAGCCAATCGTTGCAGTGTCATTAGCGCCGCTTTGAGCGTAAGTAAATGTTGTGCTAGATGGAACCGTAGACACGGTAAAAGTGCCGTTGAAAGCACTAGTGGTTACGCTGGCTATTGTTATGCTATCGCCGGGTTGGATCAAACCAGTAATTGAAGACGATGTCGTAGCCGTAACGACGTTACTTGCACGGACCAACGAAGACAACGCAATTACTTGCTTGGTGTTGTTGTAGATAAAGTACAGCTTGGAGTTGGTCGGAATGGTAAGCGTATGGGTGGCCGACAGCGTTCCGGTCAGCTCAAGATACATATTGCGCGGAATGGCGCTTGCGCCAGAAGTCATGGTCAAGGACGACGACGTTCCAGTCAGGGCGTTGGTGTAGTACCCGCTGATTGCCTGTTCCAGCAATGTGCCAATGTTGGTGTTGGTAAGACCGCCCCATGTTCCGGCTTCTGTGCCGTCACCGATAATGTTCAGTGCTAGATTGGTTGAGTATGTGACTGACATAGCCTGTCCTTAGTTTTACAGCACCAGCCAACGCTGACCAGATGCCACGGTAATCGACACACCACTTGCTATTGTGATCGGCCCAACAGAATGTCCATTTGTCCCAGTAGCAATCGTGCCAGATACCGAAGCTGTCGTGCCGTTCAAAATGATTGCCTGAGTGCTGGTTCCGCCGCCAAGACCCTGAACGTACGTTTCAGCCGGAGCGGATACAAATACGTCTTTGGTTCCAGCACTAAAATTGACCAAGCTGCCGGAGTTGCTGGAAGACAAAACCGTCGTTCTGGCAAGCGTTGGCCCAGACGTTGCGTACGTTCCAATACCTACTTCCCATTCAGCCGCAGTCTGGTGGGCAATGGTGTAGTAAGTCGTGTTGCCGTTACCAATAACCGAAAAGTTTTGATATCCGGTTGGGGCAGTTCCACTGAGCGTGACCGTGCCTGTACTCGACGTAGTCGTCGAATCCTTTACTCGGTCTGCAAGAATCAAAGCCATGTTTTGCCCTTACGGATAAGTGGTATCGACTAACGTCCAACCAGCCGCCACATCACTAGTAATCTCATTCCAACCGGCACTTGTTGTGCTATCAAACAGTTGCCAATCTGCATTCTGTGAGTCATCAATTAACTTCCAGTACACCGCAACAACTGATCCAACGCTGCCTGTTGCAAACACCCCAGTTATAGGTTGACCACCAATAGGCGTATTGACTGCTCCAGAACCACCAACACCAGTCAAAACAAGCTCAACTGAAACGCCAACTGCGCCTACTAAACCTATTGCCGAGTCGCCAGTTTCTGGCTGGCTGGTTACTACTGAACCTACCGCACCTACTGCATCAACACCACTTAGCGCAAACGCTTTTATAAACGCAACCGTACCTACCGCGCCACTTGCTACAACACCAGTTAACGGTTGACCGCCAACAACTACACCTACAGCACCACTAGCCGCATTTCCTGTAAGAGCAACAGTGACTGCTACATCGCCTAATGACGCAAACGGCGCTTGTGCAAATGCGGATGTCCCGAACATAATTTACGCGGCAGTGCCGCGCTCCAATTAGGTGGTCGAGAGACGCAGCAGCGCGTTCGTGGTGTCGTTGGTCGGCATGGTCAGTGTAAATGTACCCGCCGTGATGGTCTGTGCACCAAACGTGTGGACACTGATAGCCTTGTTACTTTGGGTTGAGTTGTACAACAACATTGCGTCAAAAGCCGTAGACAATGTTACTGTGGTATAGGTAATTGAAGCTGAAGGAGTAAAAAACGCTACGCCAGCAGTTGCTGAAGTGTTAGTTGAAGTTGGAGCCGTGGCATTCGTTACCGTAACGCCGCCAGCCGTATAACCAGTACCAGATACTTCACCAGTCGGCGTGTAAACAGTGGCGGAAGCGTTCATTGTTGCTGATGCCAAATACAAAGCCGCTTTAAGCGTGTCTGTAGCTGGGGCAGTCAAGCTACCACGAGACACAATGGTTGAAGTGCCGAGCTGGTGTTGACCAAGCATAAGCTCACTCATAAAGCTCGTGCACATTGATTGGGTGTTTGCCACTTAAATTCTCCTTAACCAAAGACGGCGGTTTCGCCGCCAAAATTAACAGGCTTCTTCAGCGTCACATGCGCCGAACGATGGACCATCTCGCCATCAAGCCAATACTCAACCCAAGTGGTCAATTCGTTGTCGTTGTCTACAGAACCTTCACGCTTCTCCAGCAGGGACTCATCCATCTCGCCTTTGGTGGTCGTTACGATCACGATATCCTCACGATTGCGTTTGTGTTATCTGCGGTCGGGAACTGCACTTGGAACGTGCCGGTCGAGGTCTTGTCGTTACCAAAGTCCAACACGATCATGGCTGGGTTGTCAGAACCGTCGTACTTGTAAATCAACGCGCCACGCGCTGTGAACGAACCAGACCAGCTGACGTTGGAGAACGAGTAATATGAAGTCGTACCAGATGCACCAACCGTTGGCACTTGGCTGACCGTTAGCGTTTCACCACCCGCCGTGTAACCCGTAGCAGACACTTCACCGGTAGCGTCATACGCCGTGGTGGTTGCGTCCAAAGTAGCCGTATTTGTGTACAGCGCGATCTTAAATACCTGCGTCGTGCCCGTGCCAAGATTGAACGTAGCGGTATTCAGCCCGTTCTTGTAGGTGTTGGTGGCGTAGTTGCCGGTGAAAGCCATCAGGTCACCTTCTGGCGGTACTGACCGCTGCGGTACGCGTCTTGACGCTCCATGCCGTCGCCCAGACGCTTGGCCATCGACATTGCTTCCATGTACTTGGTGTTGTAGGCGGTGATCAAGTCAGCCTCACCCTTCATGAAAGTGTAGCCTTCTACGAGCGAGCCATAAAGCAACACGCTATCAAAATTATCACCCAGCCAGCTTTGGCCGCTGGATGCAGTTGTGATGCTCTCTGGGTAGTAGAAATAATGCAGTTCCACAGAGTAAATAGCATCGGGGGTCGGGCCAAGCAGGAAAGACAACTCATTACTGATAACTAGCGAAGAAGATACGGTCGGCCCAAACAGGGCGTAGTACGCAGGTATGCCTGTATCCGTTGGGGTTGGATACGCCTCACGTATGAAGTTCACATCTTTATTCAACAAATACGAATATGCCCCATCGTCATCAATGACGGCCATTGAGTACACCGCCAAAAAGTCTTCAGGGCAGGACAGATATTTGTTGTTTGCGGAAGTGGTTCCGGTTACGTTTTTACGCAGGGACGGGAACTGAACTGTGTTGAAAATACGCTGTTCAGCCTGAGTGATGAACGTGTTGATCTGCTCAGGACTGGTAAAGGTGGACGTGCTTGAGCCATCCGTATCCGAAAAGGCTACAGATGGAAAGTCGTTCTCAAGGTAACCCTTGATCGTTGTGAACAGCGTACTGTAGTTCATGTTTAGCCCATCGGCCCACGGGCCATTTTGCCTTTGGTCTGAGCTTTACCGCCACGAACCACAATACCAGAGGTCTTGGCTGTGTCAGGATAACCAGCACCCGGAGGCATAGCGTTGGTGTTGGGACGCGGCTGCGTGTACTTGCCAATCGGGTTGGCAGTATCAGCCGGGAAGAAGTCAAACTTGTCGTTGGAGTTCATTATCGGCTCCGCTGGTTATTCACACGCGCCATGTTGCGACCAACCTTGCGCATAGCCATGCTGGTCACGCCGCCTTTTTTCATGCCGTGCAGACGCTTCTCATGCAGTTTGACTTCTTTGTCTGCAATTTTTTTGACCTGTTTGGTATCCATTTTCTACTCCTATGAAGTCACTACTGTTACGCTGCCAATCGCAATCGTAAACGCCAAATTGTTTGGCGTGAACCCTGCGTCGATGCCTCTTGCACCACCCACCGGATTCCAGCCCCACTGGATGATTCTACTACCGCCCTCTGGTGTACCGCTACCCAAAGGCCCGTCGCCACTAAGTGCAATCTGCAACCCGCTGTTACCCGAGGTTACATAGCTCACATCCGGCCTTGGGTTACGAACTGCCTGTGGATCATTGACCGGATACAGACCCAACGACAACTGCGGCTGGTCAGGCTCCCAACATGTGGGACAGACCATAATGTTTACATTTTTGGTCTTGATGATCAAATTCTTCAACTGCTTGAGCTTGTACCGAAATCCGCACCGGTCGCACTCCGCAATTGCATTTTTGCCAGACGAGAATCTGTTTGGCATGGTTATCCAATAAACTGTTCACGCGGTACAAACCGATCCGGGGCCTTTTCCCGGTCCTCCGTAGCTGCCAACTCCCACTGCTCCGCATACTCAGCTTTAAGCATTCCGATCCGGCTCGGGTCAACCCCCGGCAATTTCATGGACAGGTGAAAAGCCAAACCCGCCACCATGCACGGCAAAAATCGGAAAGGGACATCTTGGCCGTTGATACCGTTACCGGCATCCTGAATACGGCGCAGCCGCCAATAGACAAACGTGTAAGTCTGGCTGCTATCCGGCGTCGGCCAGACATGGATTTTGGGATGAACCAAATCGCCCGCAGCATCCCGCGCACCCGACAAACGCTGAATCCACACTTGGATCGGGCGTCCAGTAGCGTTTTTATTGGGGATCATGGCGTAGGTAGACTCACTGATCCGACTGATGTTGATGTCAGTCTGATTCTGCCCTGTACCCGTGCGGATCACGTGATCCAATAAATCAACCGTATCTACCGGCAAGTTGTACGTAATCGTAGGCGGATCGGTGTATTCCAGCGTAATTTCACCCTGCTCCACCGTCCACAGGTTGATACCACGGTTGGCCCATTCCATCGTCATCAGGTTCAGCGACCGCCGTGCCGTACGCATGTCGTAACCTGAGCGCAGCTCTTGTCCGCAGCGCTCAAAGGCTTCTTCAACCAGATTGTTCAGGTCTAGGTTGAAGTCGTACGTATCAGTTGTCTTGAACGGTAACGTAGCCATTACTTATTTCCTATACGCAGCAGTTTTCTTAGCCACGCCTTTAGGTTGCGGTACAAACTGTTTTCCTGCTGCTTTACCGGCTCGTTTGGCACGGGTGCTGGCGGCGTACTCTTGCGGGGAGAGTGCTTTGATGGCGGCTTCGGGGAGGTAACGCTCTCCCGTTGCTTTGCTCCCTTGCGTAGAGGGTTTGCCGCTTTTCGTGCGCCACTTTTGCTGTGTCCACGCTTTGAGGCTGGCTTGCGGTTTGGCGAGTCCACTCACTTATACCCCCCGCCAGACTTCTTGTACTGCAACGCCAGCATCTGTGCTTTACGCGCAGACCACTGCCCCGGATCACCACCCTTGCCGCCCGATTTGATTCGGTTGAACAACGACTTGCGCATGCCCGGTTTGGTGTAGTTGCCAGCTTCATTCACGCGGCTCACCTTGCCGCCTTCGGCGTACACAGTCACATCCTGCGGATTGTCTTTCCGCCTGATGGTTCTAGCCTTCGGCATCTTGGAGGGGGCGATTGCCCCCATTCCGCGTGAGGGGCGCATTTAGCAGTACCCGCCTTTGTTCATTTTGACCTGCATGGCCTTGGTCTTGCCCCGTTGAGCAATACCGTCAGCCGACTTGTGACCACCAGCCAGACCACCAGCCGCCATCTTGATGATCGTGCCTTTGGTTTTGCCACGAGACTCAATACCACCGCCACGAGCGTACTTGGCCATACCGCCTTTTTTCATCGCGCCCATCTCAGCAGCTTCGTGCCGAATCATTGACTTGGGAGCGCCCTTTTTCTTCATAAAGGCCACTTCCTTGCCAACCATCGCCTTGGATTCTTTCATTCCGCCAGCTTTCATGTTTAGATTCCCCATCTGTTTGCCCGTAGGCAGTTTTTTGTCCCCGCCTTTGGTCATGCCGCCTTTGGCAAACCGTTTGACGTTGCCACCTTTTTTCATACCACCGGTTGCTGCGGCACGCTCGGACAGCGACATCTTTTCAAAACCACGAGGCGTAGCTTCACCAGCTTTCATTGCTTCACGGGCTTGACGAATACGACGTGCAGCCATCAATCCCTGACCAACACGACCAGCAGCAGGACCAGCAGCAAACGAAGCGAGCGCCATACCGGTACGCTTACCAGCTTCTTCTTTTTGCTCGTCGGTCATGGAACGAGACTTTTCGGCCAGACGCGCAATTTGCCCACGAGCGGGAGCACCAGTAGCTGCCCCACCTTTATTACTGACAAATTTGTCTTTTTTGGGTTTAGCTTTTGCTGGTGTTTTCAGGTCTTCCAATTTGCCTTGGGGACCCTCGTCTGTTTTTACAGATTTCTGGGGTTCAGCGTAGGTATCAGCACCTGCACCGGTGCTATCGCGGTACTGATCTTCAACTTTTTCATCACCACGACCAGTGATACCGGCATCTTCCGCATATACACGATCCCCTTCGTTAAACTTACGGACTTTCTTTTTCATAAAACCTCCAGATTTCATTCCGGCGTACCGGTTCAGTTTGTTGAACGGCATATCAATCTTGCCGTGATGCGTGTCCTGCTTGTTGATGCCGCCGCGAACAAACTTCTTGCCTTTGTCGGCAGCGGCGAATTCTTTACCGACAGATTGAGGTACGCCAGCTTTCTTAGCGAAAGCGGGGTTATGAGCTATCGCCTCCATGAAGCGATGTTGTTTGGCCGATTTGCTAGGCATAATATCCTCAGCAGTTCCAAGCCCGGAGGCTTTTGTTGATGCGGCTATTCGGATCGTTCGCTGTCTTCGATGAAGTCAGCTTCTTCTTCATCCCGCTCATACGGGCGCAGAACGACTTCTTCCGTGCTCCGCCTTCCGGTTGTGGACGTTTCAGTCCCGGCTTGCCCGGATTGGCTGCATTGTAGGAGGCTCTCCCTTTGGCGTTCAAACCACCAGCAGGATTTTTGCCTTCTTTGCGTTGCCATGCAGGTGTCTTAGCCATTATGCCGCCGTGCTCATGGTTTTCGCTGCCTCCATTGACGGATACAGCACATCTTTGCCAAAGTCGCTCTGGTACTCGTGGATACCCATGTGACCCAGCTTGATCGTCGGGTCAACCCAGATATCTGTACCAACCTCACGAGCGCGGTCGCAGAACAAGAAGTCCTCGCCAACGTAACCCGTCGGCGTTACCTTGAAGTCAAAGAAGCTGTACAGCATGCGGTCTTCAAGGTTGTCCGGGTGCTTCCACTCCGGGTGAGCGGCGCGAAGCTTTTCAAACACCTGACGCTGGATCATCATGAAACCAGTTGCTACACGATAGGCTTTGACCAGACCCCAACCATCCATCGCAATCGAGTTCTGCGCACCGTCAACACCGTTGCCACCGTCAAGCGACAGGATGTAGACCTTGCCCTCTTTACGGGCTTCGTACGCACCGGCCACAATGCCACGGGTCTGATTCCAAGCCAACAGACGCAGAACGTCTTTCGGATCAAAGGTCATGTCCGAGTCGATGAACAGCAGGTGGTCACAGTCCGACTCAAGGAAATTGTGTGCAATTACATTTCGGGCGCGAGACACAACAGAACAGCCGCAGATGCTGCTGACCTGAATCTCGATGCCATGCTCCAAGACTTGTTGGCCGAGCCGCATCAGCGACACAGCCATTTTCACGCCTACCTTATGGTCATAAGCCGGTAGGCCGATCATCAGTTTCTTGCCAGCAAGGTCAAAGCCTTTTTGATTTTGCACAAATCACCCGTAGAAAATGGTCACGCCAGTTTGGTTGGTAAGCTGCCCGTAGATACCGTTGATACAGATCATTCCTTCGCCCGGAATCAGCAAGGTTTGGTTCTGTGGAACACCGGAAGTCGTCAATGCCGCCGTATCTATCGACATCAGCCAACGCCCACCAGCATTGGAGAACGTACACGCCGTGCTAGTTATGGTTCTTGTGTTCACATCAGTAATGGTAAACACGCTGGAGCTGCTCACAGTAACAACGTAGTTGCCGTTGGTCGCCGATACACCAGCGTTGGTGGCAAACGTAATACCGATTTTGTCTCCGGTAACCAAGCCATGAGATGCGCTAGTGACGGTAACCGTGTACCCCGACTGTGAATAGCCAGTCGCTGCTGCCGTCGGTGCAGCAGTCACATCCCACATGTTGATCGTACCAGCCGTCGCGGACGACGTGTACATGATCCCCTTGAGGCGGGAGCGGTAGTTGATAAAGAATCCGGAACTGTTTAAGTGTCCCGAATAGACATCTGTTTGCATGGTCAATCTCCTTGAAGTTCAGTGAAGGGGGCCGAAGCCCCCCAAGAAGATTGGTTAACTAAACGGCGTAGCAGCAGTACCAGAACCAACCAGAACGCCATTAACAGACCAGAGGTTAGCGGCCAACGGAACCAAAGTGATCTGGCTACCGCGAGCAGCGCCACCAGTGGTGGTTGCGTTCAGGGTGATGACCGTGCTGGTTACGGATGCAAAAAAGTTGGAGACGGTAGATACAACGCCCAAGCTGCCAACAAATTTGTCCGAACCGCCGCAGGTTATGGTCTGAGCCGTAGCGCCAGCAGAGATAGCATTGAAGAACAAATTAAATGCAACGCCAATGTTGCTTTGAGTATTGGGGTCAGAGCCGGGACCAGCAGAAGTTGGATCAGCGGTCGTAACGATAGTCGGCAGCGTGATTGCGCAAGTTGCCGGAACCAGCAAAGTATGACCAGCGTGAGTGGCAACCGAAAGAGTGACGGTAGCGCCAAGGGTAAGAATGTTACCCGGACCTTGAGAGTAGAAACCGTTTAACGACCGTACCGGGCCGTCAAATGTGGAGATAGCCATTTGATATTCCTTGTGTAGTAGCACATGCCCGTATCGTCTCTACTAAGTCTGCTGGGGCAGTCGATACAGGTCAAAATCCCAGATATTTGCAGCATACACCAAAAATAAAAAACGGGGGGTTTTTACGCCCCCCGCCTGTGTTACGCGCCTTGTGAACCCCAAGCGCCCAACGGATCAGACCAGCCGAAGCTGTAACGCTCACGGCTCTTGTAACGAACGTTACCGGTGTCGAAGTCGCCGTCCATGCTGTTAGACAGCGGGGTGCGGACGAAGTGCTTCAGACCATTCGGAACGTCGGTCATCAGGAAGTAGCCATTGGTGTCAGTCAAGAAGTGGTTGACACTGTAGCCTTCCGGGATCGAGCCGTTGTTCTTCAGAGCGTTGATGTCGTTGTTGTTGGTGCTAACACGCAGCTCGGTTTCGAGCAGACGGGTCGCAACGAACATCAGGTTCGGCGGAACAACCAGCTTACGCGGCTTGGCAGCGATCAGCAGACCACGTTCGTCGGTCCAACCGGCGATCTGAATAACGGCGGCTTCCAGAGAAGTCTCGTTCAGATCAGCCATCGTCGACTGGGTGTTGCTGTTCGTGCCACCAGACACCAGCGGGTGATCAGTTGCAAACAGAACTTTGCCGTCGCCACCGGTATAACCAGCGGTGAAGCCGTTGTTCAGCACTGCGGCTGCTTTAACCTGCTTGGTGTAAGCCATAGCACGGGCCAGAGCCTTGGTATAACGAGCCGACAGGCTGTCATACAGGTTGTCTTCCATCGCCTCTTCGGTGATAGAGAAACCCAGAGCAATGGTTTCGTGCTGGTAACGAGCGGTCCAAGCTTCTTGCGCATTGTCATAAGCAATGGCATTGCCTTCCGCCTTAACCGGCGCAGCAGAGAAACCGGACAGCTTGGTTTCTTCTTCAAACGAACGCTCGGAAGTCTCGGTTTCGTAGATTTCCTTGTGCTCTTCGCCGTACTTGTTGTACTCCAGACCGAACAAGGCGTTCAGGCCGGGGAGTAGCTCTTTCAGTAGTTGTGCGCGTGAAATAGCCATGTGTTAGCCCCTTATACGCCAGTCCAGCTACGATACAAATGTACGTTTTGGTTCCAAGTAACCAGAACCTCAACGAACGACCCAGCAGCCGGTGCAGTGTCAGGCACAACGTCGATAATCTTGATAGGAAGAGTCGAAGTGGTTTGCGCCGAATTCAGCACAGCTTGCTGCGAATCACCAGTGATGGTACTGCCGGTATTGGCAACCCATGCGATGTTTCCGCCAACCAAGTTTGCACGGGTAGCTTGTGCAACCACGGTCGTACCGGAAACAACGGCGACGCGCATTACTACATCAGGATCATCGCAAATGTAAGCCGTAGTACCGTTGGCAGTATCAGCCGTTTGGCTGATGGTCTGCGGGTAGTACTGCGAGTACGTACGCTGGCCCAGAGTGTTGATATACGAGCAACCCATGAAAACGCCAAGGAAGTCGTTGCCCGAGGTGGTGCTGGTCGCATTGTTGACGCAGCCGTTTGCGCTCATAACCACGAGGTCACCAAAGTAAATGTTGGTGGCGTGGCCAGAGGCAATAGGAATCTGACGGGTTGACCCCGCAAATACCTGACCGCCCAGCAAATTGACCGGACGAAAGCCGTAAGGCTTGTCGATAGTCGGATATGCCATGTGGAACTCCTAAAAGGGTTATGTAGTACCGCGCCCAAACGACACCGAAGACTTACGCTCCTTGAAGAGCGTGTTCATCCGGGGGTCACTTTGACGCATCATTGTGTTATCCACCGCCTCAAGCTGTGATTGGGTCTGGTTCGCGAAGTACGAGTTCCGTTCCTCAACCATGTTGCGTGGGGCTTTGCACAACAGCAATCCCCCAACTTCAATGTTGCCTTTGAACCGGCTCGTTGACGTCGGGTCGTTATACAGTTGCAGTTCCGGGTGGTCTTCTGCTTTCACAGGGACCCACATCTCCCGAAGTTTGGCCGAGACATTCATCGGGTCAGCTTGACCTGTGACGCTTGTCCGAATCCACCTAAACTTCCAATCCGCAGACGGTACCGGGTCAGGAAGAAGACTAGGCGGTGCCCATGATTGTTTGCGCTGTGTGGTTTCTCTACTTTCCAACTCACGAGCGAGACGATTTTCAGCCATTGTTGTTCTCCAATTTGATAACTTCTTTCGCATACTGTTCTGGCGTTAGGTTCCACTTCTTAGCCAAGGCCAGCTGTGTTTGCGTCAATCGCACTTTCATAGGCGCGGTGCTTCGCGTTGCTGGAGCCACGACACTAGCTGCTCTGCGCGGAGCGGGTTTGTCAACCTGTTCCGTCGTTTGAGTCCGCTCTTCCTCGAAATTTTCGGGGAATCGCTTCCTCATAGTTTCATCCACTCGGCGGTAGTAGTCCTCACTCGTAGGATCAACACCAGACCGGACAAGCTTTTCATGCAGACCAAGTGCGAGGGCTGTCATCTCCTCATCCGCGCCAAACCAAGTATTACGTTGTCTCCAAGCTTCTGCTTTCGGATCAACAACTTGTCGTGGGACTTGTGCCTGTTCAGTTCGGGTTTGTACACCCTTTTCTTCATCATGTAAAGAGGGTTTAAATGACTGATATTCGCGCAGCTTGAACTTGGCATCAGTCATGGCTTCCTGAGCATCAGCGATCAGTTCAGCATCGCCGGACTCATAAGCCTGTTTCAGCCTTGCTTTAGCGGCAGCAATCTCAGCCGTTGCCCCCTTTGTTGCCTCTTCGACATAGAGCTTCTCTCCAACTCCAAGTCGTTGTTTTAATTGCTTATTTTCTTCAATGTAGGTCTGAGCCACCCGGAACGCTTCTTCGCGCTCACGGGCAGCAGCTTCTTTGGCCCGACGCTCGTCGTGCCAGACTTTCTTCATCTGGGACAGGCGTTTCTTTACCTTTTCCGAATATTCGTCAAGGCTGTCATCCTCCAACTCTTTAACTATTTCTTGTGGAAGCGGCTCTTTACCCCGGTCTTCTGGAGGCGTGTCATCGACGATCTCGATCTCAACTTCCGGCGTATCAACCGGCTCGGATTCTTTTTTGTCCTCGATCTCGTCGGGAAATTTATAGGCTTCAGGCATGAATCACTCCTTATGCGTGAGAAAGGCCGCGCGGGTCTTCGACCACGGCTTCTACGGTGTCATCATTGATGATGCGGAATTCCCGGTCATGAATCCTCATGCGGGTTCCGGCGTACGTACGGGTCAGAACAAAGTCGCCTTTCTTGCACCACGGGCCGGTTGGGAACCGATTCGTGTCGCTGTAGGCCATGTCACCAAGCTCAACCACAAACAGTACTTGCGTGGTCAGCTCCTCTCGGTTGACAGTTGTTTCCGCCTTGATCAGTCCACCTTCATACTTCGCCTCGATGTGAGGAACCATACAAAGTATCCGGTAGCCTTTCGGTTTGGGAAGCTGCTTTGCCTTCTCCTCCGCTTCTTGTTGCGTTGCATCAATATCAATATCACTCATCGTCTTCATGCTCCATACGGGTTGCAAGGTCTGAGATAACACCAAGTGCGCGGTCCAGACCCTGAATGACCCCGCACAACTTTGCATACTCGGCAATGTCCTTGAGCGAACCTTGCGAGATGAACTGTTCTATTTCCTTGCGCTCTTCCAAGAGCTTGTCTTGGAGATACTGGAGCGTTGGGTCCATCGTTACTCCTTAGTTTTGGCCTTGTTGGACTGCATCTGCGCCTTGGATTTGGCGATATCGATTCCCATGCGTACACCCTCGCGCTCATCATCACGTTGAGCGGTATCTTTGGCTTTCGCCACCTCGATGCCCAGCCGCACGCCCTCCAGCTGTTGCTTGGCGTTCATTTCAGCTTCTCTGATTCTGATCTCATCAGCCCGAGCAGCCGCATCCAGCTTGTCTTTCGTAGCCTTGCGCTGGACTTCAGCTTCCTTGATCTGAAGCTCTTTCTGCTGCATCTGCACCAGCGGGTCCTGCATCTGCTGCTGTGCTTGCTGCATCTGAGCCTCAGCTTGGTCTTTCTGGAGCAGCTTGGCAGCAGCCTGTGCAGCCAGCTGTGAGAGCTGAACCTCGACCTGCGGCGGCAGGGTGTGCTCACCGTCCTTATCCGGCTCAGGCGGCAGCGCAGCGCCAAGCTGTTTCTCGATCTCCTTGCGGTACTGGAACGCAACGTGCTCCATGATGTGCGCCTGTGCCGCAGCCATGATCGCCTGTGCCTGTGGGTTCTGGCCCATGATGGCAGCAAGCTTGGGGTCGCGCATCGCAGACATGTGAACAGCCAAGTGCGCCTCATGATCTTGGTACAGGAACGCCTTGACCGGCTTGCCACGCATCACGTTCATGTTCTCGGTCACAGGGTCAACCGGCGTCATATCCGTAGGCATCGGCACGATCTTGGCCGCGTTCTTCACCCCCAGCGTCTCAATCATCTGACGATGCAACACGGGCAGGTCGTATATCTGAGGCGCAGTCTGGGAGAGCTGGAGCACTGCTTGGTACTGCACCACCCGTTGGCTCATGGTTGAGGCGTTGGGATCAGACACCGGCAGGATGTCAGTCTGGTCGTAGTCAGACTTCTTGGCCATGCGCGAGCCAACCTCCGGCTCGTAGCTGTACTCATCCGGGGTGTTGTCCTTGATGATCTCCGCCAGCAGCCGGAACTCTTGCTTCATCGTGTAGTAGATGCGAGCCTGAACCGCACTCATTACTTTTAGCATCCGCTCCAACACAGCAAGGGTCGTGCCCACCGGCGACTGTGCGGAGGTGTCGCTGATCTTCAGATCAGCCACAGCAGCAAAGCGACGCCCATCCTCGACAATCTTGTCCATCAGCTGAACCAAGACTTGGCTCGGCTCCTTGTACGGCAGCGGCAGGATGTTGTCGCGCATGGCCCCCGAGGGGATGTCCACGTCTCTAAACTCACCCGGAGCGATGGGAGTGTCATCCCCCTTGATACGCATCCCGCGAGTCTTCAAACCCCCCGGCAAGTTAGCCAGCGTACCAGCATCGACCAGCTGACGCATGAGCGACGTAGCAGCCTTGGCGTGGCCTCCGATCAAGTGAATCAAGCCGAAGTAGTAAAAACCAAAGCCGGGGATGTATCCATAGTGTACGAAGTGCTGGCGCTTGGCTTTAAGTTTGTCGCCCTCCAGCCAGTTGCGTCGCACCGCCAGTACTGTCTGCGTGCCCTTCTCAATCGTCACAACGTAGGGCAGAGCGATGCCGGTCGGACCATCCTTATCCGTGTCCTCATACCCCTCAAGATCAAGGTCAACGTGCATCTCCAGCAGCTGGAACCGGTCATCCATCGTGGCAGACAGCCCAGTCTCGGTGTCCTTTTGCTTTGTTACCTCATCCATCGTACGGATCGGGTCGCCAAGGTCTACATCTAGGTAGAACCCAGCAACTTGGAGCTTTCGCAGCTCGTTCTTGGTCTTGCGCATGCGGTGCGTAACCCGCTCGGCATCCTCCAAGTTCTTCGCACCGTATGGCACGACGATGTCCTCAGCCGTGATGAACACCGCCGTCTGACGGCCAAGGCTGGGGTCAAAGTAAATTTTCTTGAACGCGTTACCCGACAGGCACAAGCTAATCAGCATGCGCTCATGCTCGGGGCGGTACTCACGCATGACCTCGGTGAGCTGGTAGTTCATGTCGTCCGCCACCCGCGTCGCTGCGTCTTTCTTCTCGGGCGTCTCTTTACCAACGATGTGCGTCTTGACCGGCCCCATCGCAGGGAAAGTCTCCATGATCGTCTCGGACTGGAACTTGACCGCACTCTCCATCAGGATCGGGTGGTACACCCCACACGCCCCTGCCCACGGCTCGGTACGCTCGTCATAGTCCAGACCCAGCAGCTTCAGGCCCTTGACGTAGGTACTGAGCCAGTCTTTCCGGGCGTTGACATCCGAGTCAAAGTCCGCCAGCAATTCAGACGCCAGCGTCGTTAGCGTCGAGGAGTCCATCTCTTCGGCCAAGTTCCGACCAAAATCACCCTCTTCACCCGGCCTGATCTCAACCTCAAGACCGTCCATCTTTATGTCAACAGCGTCAGGGTTCTCGATCTCAATCTCGATGTCCGGCTCTTCAGTGAGCGACTCCAACCCTTGCGGAGCTTGATACAGTGCTTTGTCAACTGCCATGATGTGTCCTTAGTAGTATCCAGCGTGTCGCCGTGACTTGAAAAACTTAGGTTCGTCCGGTTCATCGCTCGGTAGCCGTATAAAACCACCCTGCCTGAAACGCATCAACGCAAGCGTCGTCGAGTCAACCAAGTCATCATTCGACCCGCTTGGGAAGTCGTTACACTCCTCAACAACCTCCCGTGCCCAACGGGTGTCCGGTGCCCACACGATCCCGGACCTGAACAAATCAGCCACTGAGTTGACTCGTGCAATCTTGTCCTGCCCCTTGCCCGGTGTGAACTCACCGACAGGAAAACCCATGCGCCGCATCTCTTGGTACAACGCTGACCCGTTAGACTTCTTCTCCACAATGAAAGAGTCAGGCTCCCACTCTTTGTACTCCTGAAACACCAATTCTTTCAAATCAGGAAACTCCATGCGCTTCTTGATCGAATTGAGCAGGATGATATTGTAGTTGTTTACCTCTTCATTGAAGAAGACGCCCCACGTTGTCAAGGCATTATAGTCTGCCCTGTTTGTTTTTTCTTGTGCAGCGTCAAGGGCCATGATTGTGAACTCGCACTGCGGCGGGTCGTCCTTCTCCCAGACCTGCCACCACTCACGCTTGATGAGTGCACCCTCTTCCGAGGTCGGGTCCTGCATATACTGTGCTTGCCAGTACCGGGGGTCCATACCGGCACGTTTGGCCATCAATTCCTCGATGGGCCAGAACTCTGGCCACAGCGGCTCGTCGTTCAGTATGGCCGGAAACTCCACCACCTCCCACTCGTCGGCGTCGTCGTTTTTGACCATGTGGTCGATGATCTTGCCGGTGAGGTCCAATTTAGACCAGCGGGTCATCACGACGATGATCGCACCCCCCGGCATCAGACGCTGTATCGGACCAGACTGAAACCACTCCCACGCTGGCTCAAACACGTCCGCCCGACCCTGTTTTGCCTCTTGTTCGGAGTGTGGATCGTCAATGATGAACAGGTCTGCACCGCGTCCGGCCAGCGCACCACCCACACCGATGGCAAAATACTCGCCTTGAAAGTTCGTACCCCAGCGAGAGGCCGATTTTGAGTCCGCTTGCAGCTCAACTTGCGGGAAAACGTCCTTGTAAGGGTCCGATCCGACCAGATTTCGCACCCTACGACCGAAATTGACCGCCAAATCTGCAGTATGTGAGGCCATAATGACCTTTTTGTGCGGATATTTGCCCAAAAACCACGCCGGAGCGAGGTAACTGATCAATTCTGACTTGCCATGACGCGGTGCAATATTGACAATCACCCGTTTTTTCTTGCCAGCGGCGATGTCTTCAAAGATTTCGGCCAATTTCTTGTGATGAGGGCCGACTTTGTACCCCGGATAGACGTGTTTGACGAAGTCTAGGAAGGAGTATTTGGCACCCTCGCGTACCATCTGCTCCTTATATGCCTTCAGAAGGGCAGCTGTCTGGCGTTTTTTCTTCTCCGGCATCGTTGGCAACGCTGCGCGGAGCTTGGCCAAGTCCCGTGGGGTCAGTTGGGGGAGGTGCATTCGTCTTCATCCGAAAATGAGTCTCCTGACCCATCTTCTTCTGCTGGAGTTTCGACGACGCTGTACTCGATATCATCCAGTACGGTAAGCAGTTCTTTTTCAACCTCTTCGATGGACTGCACTTTGACAGTCATCTCGGTGCGCTTCTTGAAGGCGTCTACGCCATCGATTTCACCAAGCTTGGTCAGAGCGGAGATACGCTCTTTTGCACTCTTGGCATGCTCGACTTCATAGATGAGTTTGTTGACCACGTAGAGCTTCAGATCAGATAGCTCATCGACCAGCATGCAGTTGGTCTGAGCAACCATCCCTGCAAGATAGGCCATCACCTCATTCGGATATTTGGCAAAGTCAGGACGCAACTGCGGGTCCTGCATCATCTGCCGTGCAAGCGTAGTGGCTTGGTCTTGGTCTTCTTGCGTAGGCTCAATCGGCTCGCCTGTCAAGTCAGACAACAACTTAACAGTCCGCGCTCGCATATCCAACTCTTCATGCACTGACAAGTCTGGCAACGCTTCAGCAGCGTTCGCTGGAAGCGAAATGTTCTCGTCAATGTGAGGGACGATAGTTTGCATATTTGCGGAGTATACAAAAAAATTGGGTATGGAACCAGACAAACATGGGGGGGTGTTTGTATATATGAGGGGGTGGGGGTCTACTTACTGCGTTTTCTATACGTCTTTGTTCGGTTTTCACTCTGCTGTTCCCTCGACGCCCATCTGCAATTATCGAGGCTGTAACCTTTGGCGTTGTCTATCCGGTCAATCGAAAATCCTGTTGGTTTCGGCCCCATATCGCTAAAGAAACACAGCCAACCAGATACCCCATTTTCCCCAAAACGCCATCGGTCACATACAGTTATGCCGCTACCGCCGTAACGTGGATAGCTTGGATAACGTGGGTTTGTGCATCTTCCAATCATGGCGGTCCATGACTTTTTTGTGTAATCCCTACGTTCTATATCCGCTGTATGTTGCGCAGCAGCACGCAACTCTCTCCCATAGCACCCACAAGACTGTGTATTTCCAGACCGCAGCTTATCTCCGAGCACCACAGCGGTATTACCGCAATCACATTGGCATAGCCAGCGTTTATTGTAATTTGCGTCTTTGCTATGCAGCCCAACAACGGTGAGGCGATTAAATTTTCTACCTTCCATATACCCTCCAGTAATTACCTATTAGTGGGGACTATACCTGACTTTGAAAAAATAGTGCGCTATTTGTGTGTTGTTAAGTGTTTAGCGCGGCCAAGGAGTCCCAGTTCTAGTTTGGTTGGTCGGGGGGTAGTGGGGTCGAATAGGGGCTGAAACTTGACTTATAGCTAGGGTTAGGTAGAATTTGTTCTGTCGATGCAGTACAGATCGACTAACTCATAAGGAGAAACGCAATGTCATACAACATCGAATATGACCTGTCCTTACCGGAGCAAGCACAAGCGCAAGCCATTGCCGACTGCAAGGACTGGCTCGGCAGCAAGAAGTTCAAGAAGGTAATCAACCTTTTGAAGGAGGACAAGGGTAGGACATCACGCAACATAGTGATCTTCGCCCTGTCGTTCCAAGGTATCCAAGGCTACCCAGCCGAGGCGATGGTGAACAAGTACTGGAATCCGCAACGCGAGTTGGACATCTAAACCAAACGGGGGGCGCATGCCCCCCACAACTAGGAGAACGCAACATGGACAAGTCATTCACAGCAGCACTGACCCTGATGGCAGCAGGTATGACCTACGGGGGATTGAGCATGAGCCACGAAGATGTTGGCTACTTGTGGTTAGCGATGGTCTTCACCGGCGGGTTCTTCACCGCCCTGCTACTAATGCACATTCTGAAAGCTGAATAACAGGAAGGGGAGCTTCGGCTCCCCTTTTTTTGTGCCCAAAATTTCCGATGCCAGTTATCTGTCGTCGGGCGTGCGTTGCGTGTGAGCGAAAGCGGGCGCGTGAAACTTGACCTATTAGATGGTGTGAGTTAAAGTTTGTTCTGTCGATGCAGCACAGATCGACACTCTTGCATCACTAACATTTTTGGAGACTAGCATGACCAAAACGAAAATCGCATACAACAACGCACTGCAATCCGCCCGTGAAAGCGTGAAACACATGCGCAATGACCTGCGCGACATGCAAGCGAATCGGCGGAAACTGAATCGGATTGGGGCAGTTTTGGCTGCGGCAATCGGTGACGAGCCGAATAGCGGTTTCTTCTACAACAGCGCCCGCAGCGTCCATTGCAACTTGGATGAGCTGGATTCTTTCAAGGATATGCGGCTGGAAATGGTGCTCAACGCACTTGAGAATATCAAGACGAGCGAAGTGCGCACCAGCGACTGGCCGGATTCTTTGAACCGGGATTTTCACTACCGGGTCGATGATATCCATGTCACGGTAGCGGCCTATGTAAAAAACAATTCACCGACCTGTCGCAAGGTTTTGGTCGGGACTGAGTTGGTAACGAAAGAGAAATGGGAAATTCGCTGCGAGTGACAGCGCAGCGTGAGGAAGGGGAGCTTCGGCTCCCCTTTTTTTGTGCCCAAAACTTTTGATGCCAGTTATTTGTCGTCGGGCGCGTGCTGGGCGAGCGGGCGTAGTCGCGCTAAATAGGATTTCTTCAGGCGATGAAACTTGACATATAAGAGCTGTCGCGTAGAATTCACTCATCGGACGCAATTACGCGGACGATCAACTAGGAGTAACGACAATGGCAAAAGCCAACGCAACAACGCAACAGTTTGACCTTCGCAATTTTGGCTATGAGTTTTCTAGCTATGTTGAGCGCGGCAGCGAATTAGCGCTCAAAGCTAAAGAACACATCGCAGGATTCCCGAATGATGTATCGGACGAATCCAAGGCTGAGTTTTTTGTAGGTGTTGATCTGCGTCAGCAAGAGAATCGCAACAAGGCGAAAAAGCCGTTTCTCTACTCGCAGGAAGGCGAGGATGTTTATATCCCAATCACCGGCGAGAAAATGCCGGAGGGAAAACAGGTTGTTCGGTTAGACATTGAATATGCGATGTCTTACACCGGACAGGCTTTCGGCAAGATCAAGGCGAAACAACCGAACCTGCATAGCATTGTCGGCGAGATTCGCACGGCGGTATCGCAGAATCGCAGTCAGGTCTGGAATCGCCTTGTCGCATCGTATAACGCGATGCAGGAAGGCGAGACGCGTAAACGCAGCGCCCCGGACGATTGGAGCGTGACTATGGAAAACGCGTTCAAGTCGCTGAAAAAGAAATTCAAACCAGCACTAGCACGGGGTGATAAGACCGTGCCGTCTGAGTTGAAATTCAATGCAGCGGTAGCAGCCTTCAAAGCCGCACTCAAGTAACACCACGCAGCACCCTGCCCTGCCGGTCGCAAGATCGGCGGGGCTTTTTTTTGTCCTCGCTTCGCGATGCCAGTTCTCTGTTTGTGCGCGCGCCTATGTTCGCGTGGGCGAGGGGCGACCATCAGTTAAACAATCGCGAAATCGATGTTGCCCGTCATTTAAACAATCGAGAAACTGATATGCCCACAGCGGCGCTAAATAGCGTTTCTTCAGGTGATGAAGTCGGTTTTGTTCTGTTTGTTCTATTTCGTAACTTTAGCTATAGAACAAGAAATGCGCCTAGTTTACCCCGTATGAAACGAGGTAAGTCCTTGATTTTATTGAGGTTTGAAAAGCGCAAAGTCTTAGCGTATTTTCATTTTGTTCTGTTGTTCCGTGTTCTGCGGAGTAAAGCCGGGGGGAGCCGTGCAAAAAAGGGGAGCGAGAGGGCAACGCCGCAAGTGCAAGACCAAACACCCCTTTTTCCCGTTGTCCTATCTAGAACAAGAACAAATAGAACAGACTCTCTATTTTCTTCTTATTATTATTATTATTATTTTATAAAATATATAATAAAAACAATGACTTACCTCCACCCCACTACCACCAAATAAGTCAACTAAGGCGTTCTATAGATAAAGTTAGCGCATAGAACAAACAGAACAAAACTCCAACATTCCCTTTGTAATCAAGCACTTACAAATTTGACCCCATAGAACAGCGCAGAACAAACAGAACACAGCCCCGACCCTCACAGAAACACATTCATCCCCATTGATCAATATGTAAAGTTACTGTATAATTGGTTCTGTAAGTCGAGAGTGCGCCCACAAAGCGCCGCCAAGTAACATTTCTTCAACTGATGAAACGGAGACAATCATGGCGAGTAATAATTATTTTTGTATGTGGTGCGGCGACAATGTGCCCGCATCCCGCTGGGCAACGGGCAGACAGACCTGCCTGATGTGTGGCGAGGAACAAGCCCGACTGGAGCGTATGTCGTGGTGCGTGGTGCAGCAGTACGGCAAAGGTGGTTATCAGTTAGTGACCGCTGACGCTGCGCTGTCCGTCCTGCGTAACACCAATCAGAAAAATCTTAGGGGATGAACATGACTAATAAAGAACTATACGCCCACGCGGTGGGCTACTACTACGGGCGAACCGTGGGCGTGTACGACAACTTGTTTGATGGTGAACCCGAGGCACATTGGTTCAAGCGTGGTTACGACACAGGCGTGGCTGACTATTGCGAAATGGAGGCTGAGGTAGAAGAATTTGTATTCAACCCACGCACAACCAAGACCGAGTTCGTCGCGCCGGTATCGCTAAAGAGGGCGAACGACTTACTGATTCGGAGGGGTGAGATGGACAAACTAATTGAAATGCTCAATGGCGCGTACTTTGCCTTGGTCGATGGTGGAGACACCCATGTCGATGTGGACAAGTTGATCGGGTGTCTAGGGGAATTTATCGCGCTGTGGGAAGGGGACGAGGGGGCGTTCAGTAGTGACGAGGACAAGACCCCGGCGCTGGTGGCGTTGGTGAACAAGCTGAAAGGGGTGGAGGATGCCGAGGCTGAGGTAGAAAAATTTATATTGCTGAAAAAGGCGGGCGACTTGCTGAAAGGGGACGAGTGATGGACAAACTGATTCGGAGGAGTGAGATAGACAAACTGATTCAGATGCTGCGTAGCACTTATTTTGTTTTATTGGATGGCGAGAACACATATGTCGATGTGGGCGCGTTGATCGGCAACCTCGCGGAATTCCTCGCGCTGTGGGATGGAGACAAGGGTGCGTTCAGAATGGAGGGTGACGATTTAGCGGACGCATTCCACTTGATCAACCTCATGCGCGGCGACATAGAAAAACTGTGCGAGATGTTGACCGACGCGGGGATAAACCCGCCAACTTCAGTGCTGGACACTATTAAACACGCCATGTTGTGGGCGCAGAAGGGAGTTGAGTGATGCGCTACCGCGTCGAGGCAATACCAAAGAAAAAATCTCTTGAACGGTCTTTCACGACCCGACTTGGAGCAGAGACTTACTGCGCTGCCCTGTTCTACAACAGCAAGGTCGGATCGAGGATCATCGACACCGAGAAACCCAAGCGACCAGAACCAGAAGCTGCACCGTTCTGAACCATTTAAGATTTCTTCAACTGATGAAGTTGAACGCGAAAGCGTTCGCATAAAGAAACGGGGGGTGACATGAGTGAGCCGATGTTTGTGCATTTGTTGTTGGCTGACGGCGATGTGGTGGGTGCGTACTTTGACGAGCAGGTAGCGGACAAGGACATGCACCTGTGCAAGCAGGGCGACCTGCACAATGGGATAACAACCACAGATTATGAAATAAGAATGTTATCAATCATTAAGGAGGTGTGAGATGAAATACGAATATAAAACAGTAACGGGCTATTGGAGTGATGAAGCAGATCGCATTTTTACAGTCAAGGTGGCGTTAAAAAGTTGGGATGGTTACAACGATACCGATGATGAGCAGATTTTTTATTACATGGATGGAGAACCGCTCATCGTAGGTTGCACTATCAGCGAAGGTTTTGTGGTTACTAATATCGAGGAGGTGTGAGATGCGGATATTTGTGAAAGGCAAGCTGATCGTGGTTGAAACTAATCTTGCGTGGGCTGTGCCGTATTGGGCTGAGAGGCAACGACTGAACCCTGAAGCCAAGATCACTTGGCAAATTGCGGAGGAACTGAAATGAAAACGTACACGGGCATGGTGATCGCCACTTACTGGCAGACGGTCACGGTCGAGGCAGAGGATGCCGAGGACGCGGAGCAGAAGATGCAAGATGAGTTTGACATTATCTCCGCGAATGGCGAGATGGAAGTGACCGGCATCTTTGAAAAGAGGCAGCGTGATGCAACGACTGATTGATGTTGTATGGGTGATGGTAGGACTGACCGCGTTCTACTTTTTTGTGTTGTTGATGTTCTCATTGGAGGTGTGACATGAGTATCGAGATTGGGTTGTTCATGGGGTTGTGCATGTTGGTGTCGTTCAAGCTGGGCGAACGGCTGGGGAAATACCACGCCCAGCACGTGATAAGCAGATTGCTCGACAGGATGAACAAGGACATGGATGGGGAGGTAGTTAAATGGTTTGAAAGGTTGGACAGAAAGACAAGTTGACGTATTGACCTATATGTCAAGTTCCTGTATGATGGTGTTTGTAGGTCGAGAAGTAACCGAGTAGTTCACTTGAATAGCATTTCATCAATCGATGAAACTTTAATTAGGAGATAGTCATGGAAACGCAATTGAAAAAGCCGCAGCACATCGTGTCCCTCGCCACTTCATCAATACTTGTCACAGTCGATGTGCATGTGTGGACGGCGACCAAGCAGAACCGCACCGTGTCCGAGGAAGTGACCGCGAGCAAGAAAGCGAGCAAGGACAGCGGACGGTTCATCGAGCACCTGCTGGCTAACGATCCCGACCACAAGAAAGTTCTCAACTATCGGCAGACCATATACAACTGGATCAAGCGCCGCGCTTACGACTGGAGCGGGTCACAGTCCGTGCTGCCGTTCGTTGATCTGCCCAAGTTCACCGCCGAGTTCAAGCTGCACAAGCAAGCGTTCGACGACCTTGCCGATGCGTTCGTTGCCAAGTATCCGAGCATCGTGGCGAACATGGCGTTCATTCAAGGAGATATGTTTGACCGAAACAACTATCCCGACGCTGCGCTGATCCGCAACAAGTTCCGTGTCGAGTTATACACCAGCGAGATACCGCTGGGCGACTTCCGCTGCGCTATCGCTCAAGACTTGGCTGATGATTTGTTTAACAACTACAGTAAGCAAGCGCAGACGATCATCGACAACATCATGCACAAGCAAGCCGAGCAGTTCATCAATGTGATGACGAGCATCAGTCATTGCTGTGGGGTGGACGAGACAACCGACAAGAACGGGGAGATCAAGTTCAAGAAGCGCAAGATTTACGACACGACAATCACAAAGGCGCTGGAGTATTGCGAGACATTCAAGTCTTTCAATCTGACAAACAACCAGCCATTGGAGGAAGCACGACAGGCGCTGGAGTCTACGCTGCGTGGGCTGAATGTGGACATGCTCAAAGAGTCCGTGGCTGTGCGAGAGACAGTCAAGAATGACATTGACGACATCCTCGCTAAGTTCCGCCCGAGATCAGGTGTTTGAGTTTTAATTTCATCAATCGAAGAAACATTAACTAGGAGAAACGCAATGGCTAACAAGAACGCAATGTCCCTTGAGGTGCAGGTCGAGATCAACGAGTTGCCCGAGGCAATCATGCTGTACGGCGAGACAATCACCCCGATCCTGCAAAGCGAGCCGGGCGTAGGCAAGTCTTCGGTGTTGGCAGAGATTGCCAAACTGAACGGTGATCAATGGCGTAGCACGCGGGACACGACTGAGTATCCCAACGACAAATATGATTACATCTATGTCGATTGTCCGCTCAAGGACTTGGGCGATACCGGTATGCACATCCCTGTGCATGAGACGAAACGGCTGGAGTATTACGCGAGCGAGTTGTTCAAGCTCGATAGCCCCAAGCCCAAGATCATCATGCTCGACGAGGTGCTGAAAGCGCCCAAGCTGCTTCAGGTATTGTTTACTCGCCTGATGCTGGAGCGTATGGCGGGTGATCGTGGTCTGCCTGATGGGTCGGTGGTCCTTGGCACGAGCAACAATCAGTCCGATGGTGTGGGTGACAGCATGCTCGCCCATTCAGGTAACCGGGTGATGATCCTCAAGGTACGCAAGCCCAACATGTTCAAGTGGTTGCCGTGGGCGACTGAGAAGGGTATCGCCCGTTCGATCAGGGCATGGGTTGCGATGGAGCCGCGCTGCCTTGCGTCATACCTTGATGGTGGGCAAGAAGATAATCCGTACATCTTCAAGCCGGGTAACTCTGTGCTGTCGTTCGTCAGTCCCCGTTCGTTGGCGCTGTGTGATGTGGTGGTGCGCAACGAGAAGAAGGTCAGCAAGAACATGTTCAAGGCAGCGTTGGCTGGCACGATTGGTGTCTCTGCGGCTGAGGCGTTGATGGCGTTCATCACGATGGAGAAAGAGTTGATCGATGTTGCCGAGGTCATCAAGAATCCGATGACTGTGGCGATGCCCGACAAACCCGCCGCGCTGTTCCTTATGATGTTCAATGCCGTGGACACAATCACGACGCAGGATGAGTTGTCATCGTTCATGCAGTTCGTGGATCGCATCCCGTCGAGCGAGAGCAAAGGCATATTCTTTTATATGCTGATGAAGGACAAGCGCACCGTGCGACTGGCGAAGAACAACGAGCAGGTCAAGCAGTGGGCGAGCAAGAACATCGACATGCTGTCTTAATAACTGGAGGGGATCATGCAATTAGCAAACGCAGTCCAAGACGCACTCGATTACGAAGTGCTGATGAACAAACTGAAGAAGGCGCATATGCGTCTGATTCAGCACCCTGAGACTTGTCTGTACGCAGGGGTGATCATGATGGGTGAGTCTTCCATCATTGATAGTTGTCCTACCGCATACACCGATGGTTACAACAAGCGGTACGGTGCGCGGTTCATGTCCACCTTGGACGATCTGGAGGTGGCCGGTCTAGTGTTACATGAGAATTTACATGTAATCCTGAAGCACCTGCCTCGCCATACTGATCTGTGGAAAGCAGACCCGCGACTGGCTAACGCTGCTGCGGACTATGTGGCTAACGCGATCATCATGGCGATCAAGGACAAGAATCTGTGCCGTCTGCCCGAGGGTGGGTTGTATGACGAGCGGTTCATTGGCTGGTCGGTGCGTGAGGTGTATGACTATCTCAAGACTGGTCAGCCCAAGGATCAAGCTGGAAGTGGTGGGCGTGGCAACCCGCTACCCAAGGGTGAGCCGCAGCGAGATAAGGGTTCTTCAGGTGAAGAGTCGGTAACTATCGGCAACGAGACATTCGATCTGAGCGGCATGGACGAGCATGATTTCGACAATGTTGAGCAGATGGATGACGAGGCGCTGAAGGAATTGTCCGAGGACATCAACGAGGCGATCCATGAGGGCAGCATCCTCGCAGGTCGCATGGGCGTTACGCTGCCCCGTAGCGTGTCGGAGATGGTGGAGGGTTCGGTCAATTGGAGGGAGGAGTTGTCGCAGTTCGTGACAAGTTTCGTGCGTGGTGCTGATGAGTTGACATGGCGCAGGTTCAATCGTCGTCGCTTGGCTGATGATGATTACATGCCAACAACAATCAGCGAGACGGTGGGCGAGATCATCGTGCCTATCGATACATCAGGTTCTATCGGTAGTATGGAACTTGCGGAGTTTGCTGGAGAACTGGCATCTCTGTGCGAGATATGTCAGCCGGATC